ATGCCCACCCCCACCTACCAGGTGACCGTCCGACGGGACGGCAAGTTCTGGTTCATCGAGATCCCCGAGATCGACGGCGCCACCCAGGCCCGACGCATCGACGAGATCGACGAAATGGCCCGCGACTACATCGCGAGCTCGCTCGACATCGACCCCAAGAGCTTCGAGTTGTCCGTCAAGTTCGAGCTTCCGGAAGCCGCCGCCCTTCACGCCGAGGCCGCTGAACGCCTCCGCGACGCCGCCGCCGCAGCGCAGGCACTCGCCGCAGACGAGTCCCGCGCCGCTGCCTGGACGCTTAAGGGGCTCGGGCTCACCTTCCGCGAGGTCGGAACTCTCCTCGGTGTCTCGCACCAGCGAGCACAGCAGCTCGTCGTGACCTACGACGGGACGATGGGAACGAAGTACGACGGCACGCTGCCTGGAGGGCTCACGACCCTCGACCTCGTTGATGCACGGTCAAATGCTGGTCGCATATTGACGGTGACAACCAAACCGGCCCGTTCGAGGGGTTTAAAAGCCGGGTCCTCTCGTTTAACCTGACAGGGCACTGATCACGTCACTATCTGGGGGGAACCCGAATTGAAGAAGCTCCATGTCTCCGCTGCCCTAATCCTGGCGGCCCTCGCCCTGACGGGCTGCTCGAGCACCACCACGACGGGTGCCGCTCCCGCCGACACGACGGCCGCGAAGACGCAGTCCTCCGCGCCGGCGAAGGCCGCCACGACCCGCAGTGTCACGTACGAGGTGACCGGCGATGGCACCAAGGCGATGAACGTCACCTACCTCACCTTCAACGGTGGCGGTTCCTCGCAGGCTCAGGCCACGAGCGCGCCCCTGCCGTTCAAGAAGGTCATCCCGATCAAGAGCGACCAGCTGTTCGAGTCGAGCATCTTCTCCCTCGTCGCACAGGCCGACGACGGCACGAAGATCTCGTGCAAGATCACCGTCGACGGCAAGGTGATCCAGGAGCAGACCTCGACGGGTCAGTACTCCGTCGTCACGTGCTCGGGGTCGGCCAGCAAGTAGCCCCACGTGACAGAACGCCCCGCCATCTCCTCGGAGGTGGCGGGGCGTTGTCATTGGGTGGGTGGCGCTGACGGGTTGCGCTGGGGTCCCGGGCGTAGCGCGTACGATCCACGGATGGCTGTTCAACCGTTCAAGGGCTCCCGGATGGAGTGGTTCGCTGCGCACGGATGGCGGCACGAGATCGTCACGGTCAAGGGCGGGTTCGAGCTGCGCATCCTCCCCGACCAGCGGCCGTTGACGTGGCACATCGTGAAGGTGGGCGAGGAGTACCAGGCCTCAGGCGTGATCCGGCAATCGTTCCAAGGGTGGATGCTCGACAGCGAGAGCCGGCCGTACCCCAGCGCCGATGCCGCTTTCGAGTCCTGGCTCGCCCAGCAGTAGGACCACACGACGGAACGCCCCGCCACCTCCGAGGAGATGGCGGGGCGATGTCGTAGGTCAGGCCGACCGGCGAAGGTTCACCAGTGGAGCGTCGTTGCTGCCTGACACTGACGTCGAGGCGTTGGCGAGCGCCATGGCGGTCGTGGGGAGCGCTGTCTGGCCGGACCAGGTGTAGGCGCGGATGCTCGTGTTGGAGCCGACCGTGGACGGCACGGCGAGCTGGTAGGCGTTGTTCGTGATGCACTGGAATGCCGGCGATGTCGTCGGGGCGGCCGTCCCGGTGAGCAGCGTCGCCACCCAGTAGAGGCCGGGCTTGAGCGTGATGGGCGCGCTGAGCAGGACTGTCTTCGCGCCGGTCGTGAGCGAGGCCGACGACTGGGAGCTGCTCGCGAGCGGGCCGCCTTGGAACTTCGGCTGACCGGTTCCGTCGTCGGCGTAGATCCCAGCGAGGAAGGCGATGTTGGTTCCGCCCGACACGGCTGTCGTGACGTTGTACAGGGCCGCGTCCGCGGTCCACGCGACAGGGCCGACGAGGAACGGAGTCAGCGTGAGCCGTTGGTAGACCGCAGTCCCCGCCGTCGCTCCGAGGATCCCACCGCCGTTGACGGAGAATCCCACGGGCGGAACGATGACGTGTGACGCCGGGATCGACAGCCCCTTGATGTCTGACGCGATCTTCGTCGCCAGCTCATCCATGAGGCCGCGGAGGCTCATGCCGACTTCGCCGCGTTGTAGACGGCCACGAGGGACGACGTCGTGTCGCCGATGTCAGCCGCGGCCACGGCACCGAGGTTGCTGAGCCCCTGCGCCTTCTGCGCAGCCGAGAACGCCTGGACGTCGTCGACCCGCACCCGGTTCCCGAGCATCGTCATCATCGTGGTGGCGAAGTTCGGGTCGTTGTTCAGCGCCGTCGCGAACTCGGCAAGCGTGTCGAGCGTCGCCGGGGACGAGTTCACGACCGCGGCCACGGCTGCCTGGATCGAAGAGTTGGTCTTGGATGAGGACCACGTCTTGCTCGTCGACGTCGATGCGTCGTCGATCGCCGCGCCGGCCGCGTTCTGCGCGTTCTGCGCGATGACGAGGACCGCGTTGATCGCCGCGGGGAGCGACGTCTTGTCGGTCGTGTTGAGGGCGTTGAGGTTCGACCCATCCTTCGCCCCGGTCGTCCACCTGGTCAGGTTGACGACGTCGGTCGCAGCGGAGGTGATGAACCCTTCGATGAGGGATCGCAGGGAAGCCATTAGAGGACGGCCTTTCGGTTGGCGTAGAAGAGGGCGAGGTCGGGGATGTCGTCGTAGGCCGGGTGAGGCTCGACGTCATCGACGTGGACTTGGAGGGCCGACTGCACCTCGGCCATGCTGACGCCAGCCGCAGCGCCCGGGCCCGGCGCGGTGCCAGGACTTGATGGGACGGGTGAGAGCGCCGTCAGATCGCGCGTCTCGCCGGCGTTGATGATGAAGTCGAACGGGTCGTAGTGGACGATCTTCCCGTTGGCGCGCAGTTGCGAGAACTCCACCCGCCAGGTCACCCCGCCGGGTACGCCCGCGTCCGACCCGAACAGGCGCACCCCACGGTGACCGTCCTGCACCAGATACCCGTCAGCGTCGAGCGCCCCGACGACTCGAGCAGGTACCCGCGTCGCCGGAGCGTTCTGATCGAGCATGGCGCTCGCCGGAGTGAACTTGACGTACCCGGTGAGGGGCGTGTTGTCGCTGGGCGCGAGGAGCCTGCCCGTCACGGTCGCGTAGTTCGTGGTGTCGGCCATGCTGCCTCCGTCTCGCGGGTCGAGGGTCAGGAAGCGACGTGCTCGCCGCGGGCGACGGCGCGGGGGACGGAGCCGAGGCCGAACCTGGTCGCGAAGGCGTTCACGGCGGGGATCGCCATGATGCGTGTGAGAGCGGCCGCCGCGGCGGTGATGGCCGCGGATACGCCGACGAGCCACAGCCTCAGCTCGTTGTCGACGGGCAGGCCGAGGGCGTCGATGAGTTGGGGGAGCAGGAGCGCCCCCGAGAGGAAGGCGGGGATCCCGACCTGGACGATGGTGCGGAGGACTCGCTGGCTCTTGAACCAGATCTCTTGCACCTGGGGAGTGGTGGACATGGTGTCTCGCTTTCAGTGTCGAGGCCGTCGCCGGGGAGACGGCACATCGGTGGGTGTGGAGATGGCGCGCCGTTCGGCATCGACCTGCGCGCGGGTCATGGTGTCGTACACGTCGGGGTCGTCCTCGAGCGGATCGTCGAGGAGTCGCTTCTGTGCGTCCGACAGCCGCGGCGGGTGGGTGGCGTGCCCCCACGCGGTGTTGACCTCGGAGACGAAGTCAATGAAGGCGTCTCGGAGATGCCGATAGGTGGCGCTGATCTTGCGGACCTGGTTGGTGCGGTTGACGAGCTTCTGTGACAGGTCGTCGATGCGCCCTTCGAGGCGGGCGAACTCGCGCTCGGTGGCCTCGCGGAGCATCTCGAACTCGGTCTTGTTGACCTTCTCCTGCGGGGGCTTCCGTGTCCGCGCGACGCGCTTGCCAGCCTTCTGCAGCAGGTATGCGCCGAGCAGCGAGATCATCGCGACGACGACGGTCGCGACGCCGGGCGGGATGTCGAAGTCTGATGCGGCTACTGCCATCCGTGCACCTCGCGATCACGGGCGATGTCGAACACCCGCCAGAAGGGCAACAGGATGAGTCGAATCGACCCGATCGCGAGCGCAGCTCGGTCGCCGGCGTGCGGATCTCCGGGGGCGAAGAAGGCGAGGTAGATGAGGCAGACCGTGTAGGTCGAGAACAGCATCACGAGGAACGCGTTGGCGTAGACGTCGACGCGCCACAGCTTCTGGGGGAAGTGGACTGCGACGAGGCAGGCGAGGGACGTCGCGAAGACGAGTTGCGACCAGATGGCGGCGTAGTCGGGCGCGATCGCGTCGAAGATCGCTGGGACTCCGTACCAGATGCCGTACCAGCCGAAGGCGGCTGAGACGGCATAGGTGATCGGCAGGTAGACCCGGAGCAGGGTCGCGAGGCGGTCGTCTTCTTCCGAGACCGACCCGCGACCCCAGATCGAGGCATCTCTGAGTGCCCGAGCGTTCGCGCGCAAACGGGTGAGCATCGTGGTCAGAGCTGCGGGTTGCGGTTGAAGAGGTAGACCCGCTTGGGGAGCTCGTTCGCGAACGTGCGGAGGCTCTTGACCTGGCCGAGCACCTGGTCGAGGACGCCGTCTTTCTCGGCGAGCTTCGCGGCGATCTGGGCTGGCGTGAACCTGGGCGTGCGGCGCTCGGCGGCGTCAGCGAACTGGATCTGGACGTTGGTGTCGGTGAGGACCGCGTAGACGATCGCCTTGATCTCGGCCTTGCCTTCTTCGGTGAGTGCCATTTCTTCGTCTCCAATGAGAGTGGTGTTGCCGTTTCCCGCGGACGCGGTAACGGGGGCGACGTTGGTCGCGGTGCCCGGGATGAAGTGCCAGTGCCAGAGCTCGGAGGGGACGTCGTTCACCCATCCGTACCTGTGGGCGTTGGCGGCCATCCACTTGTACGCACGGCTGGTCGGGTCGCCGATCCCGGACCGCCAGTCGACGGTGACGCCGAGGCCGTGGGTGCTGGTCCCGGGGAGGGCGGCGAGGGCCTCGCCGGCCTTCTTTGACCAGTAGGAGCCGTCGTACCAGAGCCCGGTGTTCCTCGAGGTTCGGACGTAGCGCTCTCCGAAGATGAGCCGCTGGTTCGCCAGGGGGCGGTAGGCCTCGGCGAAGAACAGCGTGATGCCGAGGTCGCGTTTGAAGTCGGCCTGCATGAGGCGGGCTTGCCGGGCGGCCTCGGCGGTGAGACGGTCCGAGCCGACCACGCTGGCCGCGTGGCTGTCCTGGTAGGGGGCGAAGTTCTCGAGGACTTCGAGGGTGCTGATGTCGAGCGTGCCGTTGGCGGGCATCAAGGCTCCTGGATGGTCAGGCCGGCCAGGCGCTCGAGAGCGACGAGTCGGGTGTGGTGGGCTTCGCGGGTCGCGCGGGTCTCGGCGACGTGCTGCTGGATGAGGGCGAGGCAGACGACGCCGAGCAGCTCGTAGCGGACGCCGCGGAGCTTGTGGTTCTCGTCGTAGATGCCGAGCATCGGTTCGCGCTTCACGACGAGCTCGGCGATGAGACCGAACTGTCGCTGCTTGGCCGGGTCGTCCTTGTAGGCGAAGACCTTCGGGATGAGGGTCACCCACTGGTCGATCTCGGGGGTGAAGTTGCCGAGGAGAGTCTTCGTCGAGAGCGTGGACGGGGCGTACCCGAAGACGCCGTTCTGGTCGACGTACATGGCGACGTATCCGGTGGTGACCTGGTTGTTCCGCACGCCTGTGGACGTGATGCCGGTGTTGGCGGTAAGGCGGCCGCCTGCGCTGAATGTGCCGCCGACGCTGCCCGTCCCGCTTGCCGAGACGGTGCTCGTCGTGGAGAGAGCCCCGTTCACAGCGAGCGCGCCACCTACGGTGAAGCCTGCCCCGGTCGTGCCGCCGGTCGTGATGTCGGACGCGGCGTGCTTGTGGCTTGTGCTCGACTTTCCAGCGAGGAGCGAGTCCGTCTGGGTCATCGTGTAGTAGGTGGTCTGGATCGTCGCGATGATCGTCGCCTGGAGGTTTTCGACGACTGGTGCGAACGACTTCGGGATGGATGCGAGGAGTTCGCCGAGCTTCTGTTTCAGTTGGGCGATATCGCGGAGGGTGTCGTCCTCGCCTCCGAGGACGCTGAGGCGGCTCATCAGGTGTCTCCGTCCGTGGGTTCCTCGAAGACGGGGATGATCTTCTCGACGTCGTCGAACTTGATCTGCCAGCCGATGACGCGGCGGATGCCGTCTGCGCCCCGGGGGAACGCGGTCCGTTCGTTGGAGTCCGGGTTCTCGTAGTCGGGGGAGACGTAGTAGCCGATGTCGTCGCCGATGAACCAGTCGATTCCTAGTCGGGGTGCGTCTTCGGCGATGGCTTCGATGGCGACGGTCTTCGTGCTGCCGAAGATCCGCTGCGCGCGGGCGCGGGCGTGGTCGTTCAGCGTCGCATTGTCGGTGACATCGGTCGTCGGGGTGAATCGGTCCTCGAACGTGGGCCTGAGAGGGTCGACCGTGACGATGTGGTCGGACTGGGGCTGGTCCGAACCGACCGCCGTGCTCGTCGCGGTGACGTCGTTCGCGCCGTGCCCTTCGGTGTAGTCCTCGTCGAGCGACACGGATCCTGCCGAGCCGGGCACCTCGAACGTCGTAGCCGTGCCGAGGACCGGATCGGCGGCCGTTCCGACCCGCGTCCCGATGTACAGGACTGGGGTGATGCGCTCCGGGTTGTGCTGGCGCTCCCACCCGATGGTCCATTCCGGGCCGTCAGGGAGGTCGCTTAGCTCGGTGAGGCACGAGTAGACCGACTTCCCCAGGGCTTCTTCGTAGTCGCGATCGCGGAGGGGACCGTCGTCAGTTCCGACCTTCACGATGCGGAGGGGGATGCCACCGTTGGAGCCCTGCGTGATGTAGCGCTGCACGAGGTCAGCGACGATCTGGTTCTGGCCGACTTGCGTGTAGGACACATCTCGCACGAAGCGCCGGTTGAAGTAGCCCTCGAGCGTGACCATGCTCAGCGGGATCTTGTCGTCGTCGGTCGACTTGTTCCGGTGTGTGATGAACGCTCCGTAGACCGGGGTGTCGTCGTTGTCGGAATCGATGAGGTTCAGGACCGTCGCGCCGGGCAGCGTCGCGCGCTCCCACTCGTCCGGCGCCGATGCGATCGGCAGGTCGGCAGTCGCCGACTGGTACTCGCACAGCCCTACGGCGATGTCCTCGACAGCGAGGTCGGGAAGGTCCTCCAGGATCTGCCCGTTCGTCATGGCCGTGGCCACCCACGCGTAGCTCATCAGGACACCGGGTACGACAGACCCGTGATCTGGTACGCAGGGGTACCGGATCGAGCCGTCGGCGACTGGAACCCGACCGTGCCGTCAGCCGCGAGGATCTGCACGTCACCACCCCAGCCACTCACACCCACTGGCAGCAGAAGGTCGGCAGTCGGGCGAGCACCGACCGGGAGGGTGAACGCCGTCGCACGAGTCGTGAACGACGCGGGACGGCCGACACCTCCGCGGAGGTAGCAGATGCCGTTCAGCACCCTGTAGCCGACCACCGTCGAGATCGTGAACCCGTTCAGAAGGGCGGGCACGTTGACCCAGCCCGTGTCGGACCACGAAGTCCCGTTGAAGTACACCGGGCACCCCATGGCGAGGTTGAAGACGCCCTGACCCGGGTACGGGTTCAAGGGGTAGCTGTTCGAATCCGCCGCGAACAACATCGCGCCGGCCGCCAGAAGCGGCGGAGCATCCCACGTGGTCGTCGGCGCACCGCCACCCGACGTCGGCATGTTGATCCGGAACAGCCGCATCGAACGAGCCGGCGTCGCCGGCACCGGAGCACCCGACTGAGCAACGCCCGCCAGATACTTGATGTCGACCTGGGTGAGCCCCGACCCGTCCTCCTGCTGGTCCGACACCTGCGCGTAGACGATGTCCGTCCGCGGGCCCGACGAGCTCGCAGGCACCAGATCACCCGACACCAGCGCATCCGATGAGAAGAGGTAGCCACCAGCCTCGGCCGCCGTCTGCACGTCCAGACCGCCAGCCAACGGACCGCACGACCACTTCGTGGACGTCGCGCTCGCAGTGCTGGCGGGGGTGCCGGGCCGGACGCCGGAGGTGAAGCCGAGGGGCCTGGCTGCGGTCGCGCCGGCGAAGGGGATGCCGGCGACGGTCTGTCGGAGGCTGCGGCCGGAGTAGACGGGGTTCCCGTTGAGGGCGTTAACGGGGTAGACGGTGATCGTCATGGTGATCTCCTAGAGCCAGGCGGGTCGCGCCGTGACGGTCAGTTTCGAGTTCGCGTTGAACGTGGCGGCCGTGAATGACCACGTGTTGTTCCCGGGGTCGAAGTTGGACCACCCGCGGGACAGGATGTAGAGCGACCGGGAGGACTGCCCGTTCGCTTTCGCGGTCTTCTTCTCCATGTCGACTTCGAGGTACTCGCCCGGTCCCAGAACGAGCGAGGACGAGAAGATGAGCTGCGCCCCGGATGACACGTGCGTGATGACGGGGCCAGCGCACGGGCCATCGATGCGGAGCATGACGGGGCCGCGCTCGTTGCCCGGGTTGGTGAGCTTCACCTGGCCGGTGACGGACGTGGCGTTGATGCTGAACGGGATGGTGTGGGGAAGGGTGAGCCCGCCCACCGTGGATGGCAGCTTCGTGCTGTCGGTGACTTCCGTTCCGAACTTCCGCCAGTCGTCGCTTCCGACCGCGAACGAGTAGTCGAACGCGCGGTCATTGATCCAGTCGGGAACGACGTCGCCCGTCTTGAACACGTCGACCCAGCGGGGGCCCGTTCCTTCGTCGATCGTGAGACGGGTGAGGTTGAGGTCGACGGCCTGGTTGAGTCGGTCGATCGCGGCGGCCGCGAGGAAGTTGCTGGGTGCCTCGACGGAGCCGTGGACAGTCATCGCCCGCGCTTGAGCGAACTTCCGTCCGGAGTTGGAGCCAGACCGGCGGGCCCTGGCCGTCTGAGACACAGACGAGCCAGTGGCCCCCCAACCTTCGACGTCGGTCACGGTCCACGCGACTCCCTGATCATCGAGGGTGTCGAGATTCAGAGATCCAAGTGTCCGGGTGGGCATCAGATCCTCTTCCTCTTGAGACGGCGAGCAACTTCTTGTGCAGTCGCTCGGCCATCGGTGGCCTCGTGCACGTCGATCTGGATCGGGACGTCAGCCCCGTTCCCGGTGCCATCCGTACTGCCCCCGCCCGTTGCCACGGACACGCGTGGCAGCGCCGTCGACGAGTAGCGGCCGCTGTAGTCGCCGATCCCTGCCGTGGACACCATCGACGGATCCACGAGGGACGCCATCCGCGACGCCAGCGCGGATGCCTGGTCGTTGATGCCGCTGATGATTCCGCCCACGACGTGAACGCCGACGAGCTTGTTCATCACCCGGGACGGCGAGTGGATGTCGAGCGCTTTCCGGATCGAGGTGACCATGGTCGAGGCGATGGTCTGCATCTGCTTCGAAATGGCCGCTTGCTGCGACTGCAGCCCGCGAACGATCCCTCGGGCGGCCTCGACCCCTGCGCCGTACAGGTCGTTCGATGCGGAGGTCGCGAGTGAGTCCGATGCGGCCGAGAGCTGTCCTTGGAGGGATGCCACGGCGCGCACGCTGGACGAGCCACCAGCGAGGAGTGCCTTCGCCTGAGGGAGCGAGTCCACTCCGGCCGCGACGAACTGCTGGTAAGTGGCGGAGTCGAGCCCAGCCTTGCGGAGGCTCGCCATGACGGTCGCGAACTGCTTCGTGTTCGCGACGCGCCTCGTGAGCGCGCTGATGAGGGACGTCGGCGATGAATAGCCGGTGGCGTCGAACTTCGTGAGTCCGGACTTGACGCTGTCCTTGTAGTCGGCTCGCTGCTTGACGAGCGCGTTGTAGCTTTTCGTGGCGGCGGCGAGCCTGGTCGTGATGGACTTCCGCGTGTTGGCGGCGGCCGAGAGCTGGCCGTTGCCGCGGTTGACGATCCCGATCAGGGCGTCTTTCGCTTTGGCGCTGATCGTCTTCGTGTTGAAGGCTTTCAGGATGGTGCTCGTCATCTTGACGGCAGCCTTTTGCACGCCCTTCGCGCCCTGGTTGATGCCGTTCGCGAGGCCCTGAGCGACGAAGCCACCGATCGCGAAGAAGACCGTGGAGGGGCTGTGGATGCCCAGCGCGTCGCGCACGACCTGGGGGATTTTGTTGATGAGCCCCTGGACGACTGAGGTCACCAGGCCCCACGAGTTTCGGATTCCGTTCACGAGGCCGTCGACCAGGTTGCGGCCGATTCCGAGCAGCCAGATTCCTGCTGACGCCAGAGCGCCGAGGATCTTGCCTTGGAGGCCGGCGAACGCTCGGGTCACGCCGCCGAGGGAGCCGAGGATGCCGGACACCATTCCGCCCGCGATTCCGAGGATCCGTGAGACCGCTCCGGAGACAATTCCGGGGATCGCGCCCCAGTTTCCGGTGAAGATGGCACGCACGATCGCGAGTCCGGCACCGATGACCGTCTTGACGATGTTGATGTAGCCGCCTACGACGGCGACGATTCCGGCGAACACGGATCGGCCGACCTGGAGCAGGAAGTTGAACCCGGCCGAGAAAATCGAGCCGATGAACGCGATCCCGGCCGAGAAGGTGACCTTGATGCCTTCCCAGGCTGCGGCGAGGAACGCCACGAATCCGGACCAAATTGCCTGGCCGACCTTCGTCTGGGTGAAGAACCAGATGAGTCCTGCAACGAGGGCAGCGACGGCCACGATGATGATGCCGATCGGGTTCGCGGTCAGTGCCGCGTTGAACAGCCACTGGGCTGCGGTGGCGACACCCGTAGCCGCGGCGCCGGCGAGCATGGCCGTTCTGCTCGCGACGTTCGCGATCCCCTGTGCTACCACGGCGGCCGTTGCGGGAAGACGAGCGATGAGGCCTTGCTTCTCTGCTCCGGCTGCGATCAGGGTTGCGTCGGCGAGGGCGTTGTTGGCGGCCGCCGAGGCAAACAGAGCTGCCGTCCGGGTCGCTTGGAGGGGTATCGAGGCCAGGGTCGCGACGTTCGCGGCGGCCTGCGCAAGCTTGTAGACCGCGAATCCCGCTGCGAGAGCGATGATCAGCGGCGTCAGGATCTCCGTGTGCTGACCGACGAAGCCGAGGATCTCGGCGAACGACTTGAGGATCGGCACGAGGAGGGGCAGACCCGACGCCACGACCTCGCCGGCAGCACCGGAGATGGAGCCGAGTCCCTGAGCGACCTTGAGGAAGAAGGGCAGCACGGGCTTGATCACGGTGCCCACCTGGCCCAGGGCCTGGGGTACCTTGCCGGGGTCGCCGGACTTGAGTGCCTGGAACAGGCCGATGACCGCTTTGCGGGTGTCGATGATGAACCCGACGAAGGAGTTGTCTTCCTGGATGTGGAAGGCCTTCGCGAGCTGCGAGGTGAAGTCGCCCTTGGCGACGAGGTCGTAGACGCCCTGGATGCCGCCGATGACTCGGCCGAAGTCGACTCGGTTGATCCAGGCGGTCAGGTTCGTGAGCGCCTTGACGACGTAGGTGTTGACCTTCTCCGCGAACGGCTGGAGTGCCACCCCTGCGCGGTCGATGGCGGCGCTGACGGCCTGGAAGAGCTTGGGGCCTGCGGCGACGGCTCCGCTCTGGAACATCGCTCCGACGCGGCCGAGGGCGGCCATGACGTTCGCCCAGGCACCACGGTTGGTGTCCGCGGCGGCGAGGGCGGCGCCGCCGATGTTCTTCTCGATCGCGGCGCGGAAGGTCGCGGAGTCGACCTGGCCCTTCTGGACCATCTCCTGGAGCTTGTCGGCGGAGACGCCGTACTGCTGCTGGAGCCAGGTGAAGATCGGGACACCGCGGTCGGCGAGCTGGTTGAGGGTGTCGGTGTAGACCTTGCCGGAGGACGACGTCTTGTTGAAGATCGCGCCCATGTCGCCGAGGGAGGTTCCCGCGATGACGGCCGTGTCGGCGGTCAGCTTGAGGTACTTCGTCAGGTCCTGGCCGGGCTTGATGCCCGAGGCGACGGCTGACGCGGCGACGGTCGCGGCGTCACCGAGGCCGAAGGCTGTGCCCTTCACGGAGGCGAGGGCGTTCTCCATGATCGTCTTGACGCTGGTGGCGTCGTGGCCGAGGCCCTTGAGCTTGGCCTGCGCGTCCTGGATGTCGAGGAGTCGGCCGAGGCCCTTCGTGGCAGCGACAGCGCCGATTCCGGCGACTGCCGCTGCCACGCCACCACCGAGCACCTTGGTGGTCGTCTTGGCGATGCCGCCGACCGTGCTGAGGAAGCTCTTCGACAGGCTCCTCGAGACGGTCGACCCGACGTTCTGGCCGTCGATGTCCGAGGCCAGCTTCGTCCCGAAGCCCTTGGCGGCCGGGACGACGCTGACGTATGCGACGGCAGATTCGGACATATCAGCCTCTGTTCTTTCGAAGCACCGCCTTCGCTTGCGCGGGGGTGAGGGTGGTGTGCCCGAAGTGGGTCTCGGAGGCGTCTTTCCATGGACGCGGGTACTTCTTGGCGGTTCGCTTGCTCTTGGACGCCACGAACTGGTCGTGGAGGTCAGCGATCGCGAGGTATTCGCGCGTGACGGGATAGCGCCAGTCGTTGAGGACGGCGAACAGCCACGACGTGGTCTCGCGTGCGTTGACCTTGACCAGCCGGTCGACATGGATGTGGTCGACCGTGGTACCGATGTCCTCTGGTCGGTAACCGAGCTTGTGGAGCTCGTAGACGAACTCGTTGGGGTGTGCCCTCGCTATCTCTAGGAGGGCTTCGATTCCCCCAGGCCGACGTGCTCCGACCAGATCGTGAAGACCTGGTCGATGTCTTCGAGGTCGAGGACGTTCTTGAAGTCCTCGGGGATGACGAGGGTGAAGAACGCGCCGATGAGGGCGGCGCCGAGCTCACGGGTGTGGTTCTCGACGGCCTCCTTCGAGGCGTTCTTCGGGCGGCGGTAGCCCGACTGAATCGTCAGGATCTCCGGGGGGATGCGCCCGGTGAGGGTGAAGACGTCGCCGGAGCCGGCGGGGTACTCGAGGTTGATGGGCTGACGGACGGTCGCCTTGATCTGGACAGCGTTGCTCGGTGCGGGGGTGGACGGGCTGTCGTCACGGGGCGCGGACTGGCTCTCGCGCCACTGCGCGAACTGAGCGAGCTCCTCTTCGGTGAGGGCAGCCTGTGGGGTGGTGGTGTCGGACAAAGTGGTCTCCTTGGTCGGTAGAAGATGGTCGGGAGTGTGGGGAGGGTGGCCGGCCCCGACCAAGCCGGCCACCCCGTGTGCTACTCGGGGCTGGTTTCGCCCTGAGTGGTCTTGTCGTCAGCCGAGGCCTTCACGAAGCCGCGCCGAATCGCCTTGGAGGCGATCTCACCGGCCGCCGCGCCGGAAGCCTGTGTCTCGGTGGGCTTGGAGACGTTGCCTGCTTCGACGTCGTCCGTCTCGGGCTCGCTGGGGTCGTCCGTCTCGGGCTCGCTGGGGTCGTCCGTCTCGGCGGGCGGCGTGTAGTCGGTGACGTGGACCCACCAGTTGGGGTCGCGCGCCTCGAAGTCCTCGTCGGAGAACTCCTTGATCTCGCCGGTGACGACGTGTCGTGCGTGTGACATTCGGGTTCCTCCTAGGAAGCCAGGGACGAGTACCACTTGATGGCGGAGTAGGTCTCGCCGGCGACGGTGACGGCGTAGCCGGTGACGGTGACCTCGTAGCCGATGGGCTCACCGTTCGCGAAGACCTGATCGCCGACCTCGGTGATCTCGCCCGAGGGGACGTAGATCCGGATGAGCTGGTCGCCGTCGATGATGTCGATGACGTGCTTCTTACGGCCGCCGGTCTTGGAGGGGTCGATCTTGACCGAGCCGTCCGTGCCGACCGAGACGCCGTAGTAGAGCTCGAGGGTGCCCTTCGTCGTCTCGATGAGGGTGCCCTTGTAGGTGATCGAGGACTCGGTGACGGGCTCGCGGACGAGTGCGCCGTTCTGCCAGGCGCGGATCTGGTTCGTCGACCGGTCGCGGGTCTCGGTGATCCCGTCGTCGCCGACGTAGCCGAGGTCCGTGTAGCCGGGGCCGGGGGTGGGCGAGGGGAGTGCGGACGACGCGGTGGTGGGTGCGGGGGCGGTCAGGGGCCCGGAGTACCAGGCCCCCGTTACCGCCACCCGGACGTTGTCTGAGTTCAGGGCCACGAGGGCTCCTTTCACGTTGTAGTTGGTGGGCGGATTGCCCTGGTTTTCCGGTCGGTGGAAAGACGGGTGCCCATGGCGGGCATGAGAAAGCCCCGCTCAGTTGGCGGGGCTGGGAAGGTTCGTGCCTCGGTGTCCGATGTCGAGTTCGGCGGTCTGCTTGAACTGGTCGTCGGAGGCGAAGTCGGCGTTGGGGCCACCGTTGATCGCGGCGTAGGTCAGCGGGGATCCGTTGACCATTCCGTCTGCGCCTCGTGAGGTGGCGAGGGCGAGGGCCAGGTTCATCAGGTCGACGGAGTCGGTCTGGGAGTTGGCGTAGACATCGACCGTGACGAAGCTTCGTCGGATGGTGTTGGTCGTGGAGCCTCCCGGCCCGATGCTGAGGACGATGCTGCGGTCGGCCCCTGATGCCTTCTTGTCGGACACGGTCACGTCTTGTGCGAAGGTCTCGTCGCGGTCGCGGATGAGTGTCGTGAGCCGGGAGATGACCGCTGCGAGGATGTCGCTGTAGAGGATCGCGTCCATCTGGTTCACTCCCTGGGTGTCGCCTGCCCGATGACGCTGCGCAGCGCGTTGATGAGGCGCTGCCGGGTCTGGTTCTCGTAGGTGTGCGGGGTCTCGACGCGGAGGCGCACTCGACTGCCGCCGCCGCGAGCGGTCGTGCGGACGGCGACGACGGTGGCGTTGGGCAGTTGGGAGGCGACACGCTCTGCCAGGGGCCTGAGCTGGGCTTCCATTGCGGCGGAGGACATCACCTGGCGGCCGAATTCGGCCTGGTTCATGACGACTTTCGTCTTAGCCATTGGTGTCTGCCTTGAGGACGATCTTGACCACGACGCCCGGGGTGAATCCCGTGTAGTACGAGACCCATTCGGCTGGGAGACCCGCGACCTTGTAGCGAGTTCCCCGGACGGTGAACTCGTCGGACGTGTCGACGGCGGTGCCTGCGGGGAGGTAGAGCGTCTGCTCGCGGGTGAGGCTGTCACGGCTCAGAGAGAGCGTGTCGCTTCCGAGTTCGGGGGCGACACCGACCCCGTCGACCGAGCGGGTGGACTCAGCCCTGGTGGGCTTGCCGTACCGATCCGGCTCCCCTGGCTCGAAGGTGTGCTGGAGGACGGTTTCGCCTTTCACAGCAGCCCCGATCGGACACGGAAGGAGCGGATCCGGTTCGACGTCCGGGGTAGCAGGCCGTCGAGGTCGTCGTCGGAGATGTAGATGAGGCCGGTGGAGAGCGCTGTGTCGATGGTGCCGGACTCGGTGAAGGGCCCGGTGGTGCTGGCCTTCTGCCGGTACCCCTCGGGGTTCATCAGCACGCGCTTGATCGCGTTCACGACGGCGTCTTTCGCAGTCAGTTTCGCGAGCTCGTCGGTCTCGACGAGGTGGTCGATGTCGACGTTCCGCTTCCGCGCCTTGACGCGCAGCTTCGTGGAAGCCTGCGCGATCCACGCGTCGACCTTTGCCTCCTCGGCGAGGGTGAGGTCACCCCACACTTCGGCGACGTCGTCAGAGCTTGCGAACGGTGTCATCTCCATGTGGGGTGCCCTTCCTACTCGACCGGGATGCCTTCGGCGGCGAGGCTCTCGCGGATCTCCGCGGCCTTGGCGTCCGCCTCGACCTCGAATCCGTTCGCGAGTGCGTACGCGGCCCAGGTTTTGGCGGTAGCGCCCTTCTTGGGCACCGTGATGGTCTGCTCAGCGCCGGCGTCCGGATCGGGCGTCTCGTCTTCGCCGCCCTCAGCGGGTCCGGCCTGCGGATCCTTCCCAGCGGCAGCCGGGGCAGCCTTCGCTTTTGGCTTGGGCTTCGGCGGGGTCGGAGTGGTGTCGTCGTTCTCATCCCAGACGGCGGGGTTGGTGATGAGCGGCACGGCCCAGTCCGGCGCGACGCTTCCGGCCGGGAGGACGTGGGTGGCGAAGTGCTCGTCTCGGACGACGACGGTGTCTTTCAGCTTGGGCATGTGTGTCCTCCTTGGACGCCAGGGGAGGAGCCACCCGTGGGGATGGCTCCTCCCGATCGGTTAGAGAACCTTGGCCGCCAGGCTGAGGTTCGCGTTGGCGAGGACCGGCATGCCGATGGCGTCCGAGATGACCTCGGCGATCATCGGCGGCTTCTCGTTGCGGTAGGTTCCCGCGACGATGCCGGGCTGCTCGACGTCCTCGATGCCGTAGCTGTCGTCCGTCGCCGTGAGGGTCTGGCCCCAGAAGGTCGCCCCGAGCTGGGTGCCCTCCCAGTCGTCGGTGGCGACCGGCGCGGGGAGGAGCATGAGCGTGTCGTTGGCGATGACCTGGCCGCCGCTGGTCTTCCGGTCGAACCGGAAGATCGGGGGGAGGCCGGCACCGGAGACGACGGCCTGCACGTCCGCGTCGGTCGCCGGGCGGGCAGCGCCGTTGAGGAGCTGCGTCTGGAACTGCGTTCCGGACGACAGTGCGCGGAAGACGCGGTTGGTGAGGAGGATCGAACCGGGCTCCTCGCCGTTCGTGTCTCGGTACACGTCCACGATCGACTCGAGGAAGCCGAGGCGGTCGGCGGCCGGGTCGGTCCAGAGCGTCGGTGCGGTGACCGAGTGCGACGCGGAACGACCGAAGTCGTCGCTCGAGTCGAAGTTGTTCTGGTTGATGGTCGCCTTGCCGGTGTTGAGGACGGTGCCGCGGAGGCGCTCCATGCGGTCGGCCACGGCTCGGACGACCTGGGTCGTCGTGGCGAGGATCGAGGCGAGGATCGCGTCGTCGGAGGCGTTCCGAGTGCGGAGCTGCTGGTACTCCGAGACGGGGATGTTCTGTCCGATGGCCGGGAGCTCCAGCGTGACGCGGCGGCCACCCTGGGTCTTGCCGACCTCGGGCTCGGCGTCGAAGGCTCGGAAGTTCGCCTCCTGGACGAGACCGCTCTGGCCCATGACGAAGCGCACGACGGTGTCGGCGACGGTTCGGTTGGGCAGCCAGCGCGCGAGCGTGCCCTTGGCCGCCTCGTAGTCCGCGAGGGACGCGCGGGCGTACCCGGTGAGCGTGGCGGGGTCGATGATGTCGGTCCAGAGTGCCATCAGGCGGTCCCTCCTACGAAGACGAAGCCGGCCGCGCCTGCGGTGGGCACCGTGAAGGCGACCGGCAGGTTCGGGGCGTTGATGATGCCGTGGCGGAGGATCGACACGGGGGCGACCTGACCGGCGACGACGGGGGCGTCGAAGAGCAGGAACCCGAGCTGCTCGCCGGCGGCGGCCGTCCAGGGCTTGATCACGTCCTCGTCTGCGGCGTTGACGGGGGTGCCGGAGCGGAGATAGCCGTCCGGGTAGTGCGTTGCAGCCGTGAAGGCCGTGAGCTGGAGGGTTCCGGTTCGCCCGTTGGCGATTCCGTGGGTGGACCCGAGCCACGACTGGTCACCGCTGCCGAAAGTCTCCGTGCGGAGCTTGGGCATGGTGTGTCCTTTCTAGGAGTTGGAGGTCTTCTTCTTGCTGTCGAACAGCTCCTGGCCGGCGTTGACGCCCCGGGAGGGTGCGTTGTTGCCGCGGTTTCTGCCCTGACCCAGGTCGACGTTCTGCCGCTGCTGGGTTCCGGTCTGTTCGGTGGAGTGCTCATCGACCCACGCCTTGATGGCGTCGGTGTCGACGTCGGTGCCCTTGGCGAACTTCGACCGGTCAAGGTCGAGGAGCGCCCCGGCATCGGGCACACGACCGACGAGGGCCCGTTCGAGGGCGGTTCGGACTCGCTCGCCGACGAGGACGGTGCGGAGCTCGGCCCGACCTTCTTCGCGAGCCTGCTCGATCGCACGATCCGCGTCGGAGAGGCTTTTCTGCCGCTCCGCCGCGAGGTCCTGCTCGAGCTGCTTGATCTGGGCGGGGGTGCGTCCGTCGAAGCCCTTGAGCTGGTCTTCGAGTCGGCGCGCCTTGTTCTGGTGGTACGCGACCTGCTGTTCGGGCGTCATGTCCTTGACAGGAGTGTTCGCCGGGAATCCGGGATCGTTGCCACCGCCGTTGGCACCGTCGTCGTTGGTTCCGCCGTCCCCGTGGCCGCCCGCGCCGTCGTTGCCGCCGTTGCTGCCGCCACCGCCGAGGCCCATGTCGGGATCCGCGGGGAAGAAGTAGCGCAGGCGCGAGGGATTCGTGGCGCGGGTGTACGGGTGGAGGGTGGTGATGAGCATGTTGTTGTCTCCCATGTCGGGTTTTCGGATCTCCCCATGGCGGGGCACCCACCGGTGAAGGTGGGGAGATTAGGGGGTGTCTTGGATTTGCGAGAGGCTCGTGAAGTGCTGGTCTCGCCAGGTGAGGACTGGGCCGATTTCGCCGTGCGTTCGGGTGGCGATGAGGTCGAGGTAGTCCGATCGGGGGTTGAGCCTGTCGATTTCGCGGGCTCCCGGGTCGGAGACGCCGGTGTGGTCGTCAACTGCCGCGTGGATGGCGGCTAGGCGGTCCGGGTGGATCACCTGTTCGTCTTTGAGGCTCAGGATTGGCCTCACGCCGCAGTCGCACCCGGGGTGGATAGGCAGTAGCTGCCCGCTGTGATACCGCTGAGTCGACGCCACGACGCAGAGGGAGCAGTTCTCGCGGCCTGTGAGGAACCGTTCGAACCCAGGGACTCCGCTCCGCTCGAGGGCGTTGGTCGCGGAGTGCGTTTTGGCGAGCTGCTGGTTCGTGTAGACGATGCTCGTCAGGCGGTGCTTGGCCGCCTCGACGGCATCCGTCATGGTCCCCCCGTTGGCGAGCTCGGTGTACATCGCCGTGAACGGGCGACGCATCACGAGCTCGCCGGCCACGTGTCGCAGGGCCATGAAGCTGACATCGACGATCAGCCCTCGAACGATCGATCCGCCGAGGAGGCCGGCAGCCGACCGCGCCATGTAGGCGTCGGTCAGCTGCGCGGCGCGTAGCTGGCCCGCTTCCATCCGGGGAACGACGGCAGTCGTGAACCGGGCGGCATCGGCGTCTCGGTAGGCATCGAGCGACAGGAACATGCCGAGGACGTAGGCGAGGACGTTCTCGTTGAGCGCGGTCATCCGCGCGTCATACGCCAGATCAAGCTTGGTTGCCACCGGCTGGTGTCACCTCCTGCATGAGCAGGAGCTCGTCCGCTGCTTCGGCTTCCGCCTGCTCGATCTCGGTCGGCGTGAACTGGTAGACCTCACGCATGGTGGTCCGCTTCGACAGAACAGAGACGGCCTGCGTTCCAGCCGACGCCTTGTCGGTGATCGAATACCGCTCGGCGGGTTTGAAACCGACGACGATGCTCGTCTTGTCGGCTCGGTCCTCGTCTCCCAGAGTCAGGAACGCCAGGTGGAACACGTCGACAAGACCCTGTCCCGCGCGCACCTGCTTGTCCTCCACCGCGAAGGTGAGCCCCTCACGCGTGAAGCTCGCTCCCTCAGCCGACTGATTGTCGGGAGCGAACAGCGACATGGGGCGACGTGTCACGGCAGCCAGGAGCTTGATGTCGTCGGCGGAGGCCGAAAGGATCCCCTGGAGGTCCGCCTGCGTCGACTCCCAAACCTTCGAGTTGAAGGGAAGCTGCAGCCACGATCCGGGATCGGACGTCAGGACGTCCTCGAGGTTGTCCAGTTCGTGGCCGTTTCCGTCCTCTGCTTCCGCCTCGTCGACCTGGATCGCACGCTGCTTGAATGCCTGGTAGATGGCGATCACCATGCGGTTGTAGACGTCGTGATTGATGCGATCGAGAATGTCGATGTGCGGCTCAAACTCCCCGACGCCCCGTCGATTGCGGAATCTGACGACGGGCACGAGCGGGTGGGAGAGTTCCTCGCCCTCCGCTCCACCGAAGTCCTCATCCCAGGAGAAACCGGCCGCATGGAAGATGATCGCCGTCCGCTTGTTCCGGCGCTCGCGGGAGGCCACGTAGCGCCTGGCGTTCGAGGCGGCGCCGGTCACCTCGTCGATCTGCCCGCCGGGGAGATATAGGTAGACGTAGTCCTTGCTGACGTCGGGATCGTGGAAGACCTTGACGGCGGCCCGCACCTGCGACTGCCGGACGGGGTTGTGGATGGTCACGACCTGCCGAGGGTCTTCCCCCGTGATTGCAACCTGTCCGTCTTCGTCGAGTCCGACGATCATGTATCCGTCGCCGAGTGCCAGCATGTTCTCGAGCACATCGGCGAACTCGATGTCCAGACCGTTCTCGAGCCAGATCTTCCAAGCCTTGTCATCGACCTGGTCACCGCTGGTAGCAGTCCGAATATCTCGGATGGCGACGCGCTCCCGTACCGATCCGACGATGAGTTCTGCGAGGTTGGTGCAGGACTGTTTCTGGATCTTCTTGAAGGCGTCGCCGGCAGCCTTGTTGCCTGTGGGCAGCGGCGGCTCGCCACGGTGGTAGGCGTCGAGCTTTTCCAGCCGTGGCAGCCGCGCTTCCCGCTTTCGGCAGGCCTTGAGCATCCACCATCCCGGGGAGTTAGTCACTGTGACGTCAATCAAGGCGACCTCCTATGCGAGTCGGCGGATCACCGACCTACGTCGGGTTCGTGGTTTGGCTCCGGTCTTGCGCGCGTCGAGGCAGGCTTTTCCGGCAAGGGTTGCGGCCATGGCTGCGTCGAACTTGAGCTCCATAGACTGCTTCTGCATGACCCAGAGAGGCTTGTCCTCGTCGTCGCGGATCCGGAGATCCTTTCGGCCTGCGTTGCCCATGTGGCGGGCGAACTCGGCCGCGTTGACGTGCTTCGGGTTCCAGCCGATCGAGCCGGTGTCCATCGCCTCGACGTACTCGCGGATCGTGTAGGCCATCCGCCCGTACTGCTGGGTGAAGAACTCCTCGATCTGGTCCGGCCACCGAAGCGCCCAGGAGCCGATGGTCTCCGTCCAGTGCGGCGGGTCGCAGTAGATCTTCCACACCGAGTAGGTCTTCATGACCCACTCGAGTGTCTGGGTGACTTCGTCCTCGGGGACTTCCCAGTCCTCGACGTCGTCCGGCCTCTCCCACAAGCCAACGAGTTCCTGAAGTCCTGTCGAGACTTCCGTAATGACGAGTGCGGTGGCATCACGAAAGCGAGCACCGTCGAATCCTCCGGTGACGAATGCGCCGGCCGGGATCTTCTGTCCGGGACGTGCGAGGCCCGGGCGCTGCCCCTCAGGTGTCTGGTCGCCCTCGGGCAGGTACTCGGGCGCGAGGCGATTCCAGCGGACCATGTCGAACGCTTGCGAGTTCGACTTCCGCCACCTGTTGAGCCAGACGCGTTCGAGGTAGGCAGCATCAGCATCGGGGCGGTCCCACTGCTTCGCGATCGACTCGAACTGCCCGGGCCCGTACTCGCCGGCAGGGCCCGTTGCGTCGGAGATGGCCGCGATCCGCTGCTCGATGGTCTCGAGATCCTTGTGCTCGTCTCCGGCCCAGCGGGCGAAGAAGAACATCGCGGGGTCTTCGATTTCGCCGGCTTCGATCTTCTCGGCCTCGCGGCGGACGCCTTCTTGAATCGATCCTTGGCCTGGCTGACCGGCCGTCGAGGTGTAGAACGACCACGGATCATCGAGTGGACGCTTCGTGAGGTTCGCCGTCATCGTCTCGTGCGCCTCTTTGGCGCGCGGGAGGATGAGGCGGTGCGGCTCGTCGAAGTGCTGAAAGGTGGTCAGCGCGCCGTCACGGCCCCCCGGGGAGTTGGCGACCGGGACGACCTTGCCGTCTTCGATGCCTCGGGAGCTGAGCCGAATGATGCGCTCGAGGGAGCTGTCGAAGATGCCGTTGTCGGGGCCGTTCTCGACGATGTACTTGAGTACGCCGTAGGCGAGATCCGAGACCTGCTCTTGAGAGACGGCCATCATCGGGATGAAGGGGAAGCTCACGGGACGCCCAACTGGGTCGCCCTGCGAGTTGAAGCCGTCCGCGCGGACTGGTGCTTCGGGGTGGAGCTCCGCGAAGGTCACCCACGCCGCAAACTCAGTCTTGGCCATCCCCTTCCGCCACTCGAGCGCGCCACGTTGGAAGCGACGCCGCCCGGCGAGCCTGTGGCCCTTCGGGTAGACCTCGTACAGCCGGTAGAGCGCCGCACGCTTCTCGGCGTCGAGCTTGGCTGGCTCGCCGGCGATGGATCCAGGACCGAAGATGCAGCGGTCCTCGATGAAGTCGGCCAGCTCTGGGCCGAGCGTCGGGAACGAGAGGTCGAGCGGCGGCACGATCAGTACCGTCATGACCTACCTACTGGACGAGAGCCAGGCGGGGGTCGGTGCCGGCTGGAGGCTGGCGGTTCGCACGGGGTGCGGCACGGCGTGCCTGGCCACGTTCTTTTGCCTCGTCCGCGGTCTCGATGGTCCACTCGAGGCGGCGGCGGTCGTAGGGGGTGAGGCCGAATGCGACCCGCTGCAAGCGGATCTCGGAGGCGAGCTTGGTCGATGGCTCCCGCCAGAAGTCGTCGATGAGGACGGCGAGGAGGAACAGCGCGTGGCGGTCTGACGAGTGGTACTCGGCGGCCATGGGGGAGGCCCAGAGGTCCGCCCACCAGTCGAGGGTCGCCTCGTGCCAGTCGCCAGCCTTCATCGCTCCGTCTTCGGTGAACACGACAGGCCGCGGAGGGAGCGCGGGGATCTGGACCGTGTCCGCGGGGCGCAGAGTGGATGCGGTGGACGCCGTGTTGCGTCGTGCGCGAGTTGTGGGGTGCTTCTTGGCGGCTGGCATTTCGGTACCTCCCATGTCGGGAACTGATCAACCCATGGCGGGCAGAACCCCGTAGTTACGGGGCTAAATCCGTTACACTTGGTGTGTGACGAGAACTTGTGGGTGGTGCGGCCGCTCGACGATCGCGCGGAATGCTCAGGCGCGATTCTGCTCGAGCAAGTGCCGCGTCTATGCGCACCGGGCAAAGCTGCCACGCGAGATGACCGAGCGAGAGCGCTGGATCCGTTACGAGTCGACCAAGCGCCCTGTGACCGTTGCCGGCGGCGCTGCCTCCTCGACGGATCCGGACACCTGGTCCAGCTACGGCCAGGCGAAAGCCTCCACAGCGGGCGTGGGTCTGGGCTTCGTTCTCGGAGACGGGATCGGATGCATCGACCTGGACCACTGCCTCATGGACGGGCTGCCCGATGCCGCCGCAGCGAGATTCCTGAAGGGTTTCGCTGGGCATTACATCGAAGTCAGCCCGTCAGGCGACGGACTGCACATCTGGGGCACGTGCGACGAGAGGCCGGGAACCCGTCGACATGAAGGCGAACTCAGCGTGGAGCGCTACAGCACCGGCCGCTACATCACGGTCACAGGCCGTGTCTTTCAGAACGGTGCGTTGCTGCCTCTCTGAGATTCTCTAGAGAAGGCGGTTCTCGTAGAGTTTCGCGATGACCGCAGAGGCGATGTCGCCGACCAAGTAAGCGAGAGGCTCATCGTCACCGAGTAAGACCGATCGCGCACGGCTGTCCCACCCTGGTACGCAGTCCATGAAGAAGAACGTGGTCGCGGCGTGAACGGCCTCGTGGGCGACGGTACTCGTTGTCAACTGTCCTACCCACAGCCGCATGACGACGATCGGGGTCACGTCCGGACGCGGCCAACGGTAGCCCTGCTGCACGGCGAGTCCTCCGCCGATGTTCGCCGTTGGGTCGTACTTCATCTTCCGTGCCTCGGTGTGAGCCCGGGCCATCTCCTGCCGGTCGTCGTACACATGGACGAAGACTTGACGGCGGATGCCCGTCGCTCGCGATGCGACCCGGAAGCGGGCGACCATGGTCACGGTCGCCCTCCTCCGAGAAGGGGGTTCCGATCAGGCACGGCTGGGCCACTGGAAGTGGCGCGGGCCCTCTCCCTCGCTGACCGAGGTCACCCAGAGGGTGTCGTTGCCGTCGAGGAGCGCCTGACCGTTCACGGAGGACGAGGGGGTGCTGCCCCATGCCCGGACGATGATCATGGGGACGACCTGTCCCGCTTCGGCCTTGTTGCCGACGTGGTTCTGTCGGCCGTCATTCGCCGGGGTTTCCTTCGCCGGGTTGTGCACCGCGCTCGTGTAATCGTCGCGGCGACGGTTGACGTTCTTGGCGTCGTCATCGCTGAGCGTGTACAGGACGATGCGCCCGGGTGTGGGGATCTGGTTACTGGACATGAGTGCCTCCCGGAGGTTGATGCGTGGTGGTCGCCGGACCCGATGGGCGCGGTGGTGTAACGCTTTTGGCGGCTGCTGCCCGCCTGGGTTCTTGATCTGCCCGGACCATGTGCAATGCCGGCGCGAGGCCCGCCGCGCGGCTGGCGCGGCGGCTGAGCGCCGGGCGGGCCCGAATCGTGGGGAACCGTACGGAGGAAAATGAGCAGCACCTCCCCGGCAGCCAGCAGCGACCGGGGGTAGGGGGTGACCCCCTACCCCCCGACGCGGAGGACTGTGCGGCGAGCCACCGTGTGACCGACGCGCGGTCGAGATGGCCGGAACGGGAAGGAGTGTCCGACTCGAGTGCTGGCTCGCTGGCGCGCCTCACAGAGGCGAAGCTGCAAGCGCCTGAACGAGACGATGTGCAGCACGTGCCGTGTGCACGTGCTGCTTCACCTGTTCGCGTACTTCGCTCGTCGTGCCGTCGCTGCCTCGTGCTGCACCTTGACGAGGTGACATGGATGACAGAGGCCTTGATGGTTCTCGATGTCGTCTACTCCACCTGATGCGACGTTGACAATGTGGTCGTCGTCGGTCGACGGTCGAGCGCATCCGTTCATGGAGCAGCGACGGCAGCCGCTGCATCGACAGATGGGATCTCGAGCGAGGACGAGATCGCGCATGCGCCTCGTTGCGCGCGTGAATCCTGTCCGTGTTGAGGTAGCCCAGGCGGTGGGCTGGTGGTCGGGGCAGTAGGTCTTGCCCACCACCCGGGCTTCGCAGGAGGGGTGGGCACACTTCTTGGGGGCCCTGGGCATTGTCTGCCCTCCTCGGTCACGGTGCAGGTACCACCTGGGAGACATGGACCATGGCCGAACGGGTGCAATCGAGGCTCAGCACCTCGATGTATGCGCCCCGCTCGCGGATGATCTGCCACGCTTCTTTCCGCCAGGTGACTGCACCTCCAACAGCAGTGCCGGTCATCCTGGTACTGCCTCGGCGAGCGTGGCCTCGATCTCGGCGGCGGCCTCGCGAAGAGCGACGACGAGCTGTGGTCGAAGGCTGTCGACGCCGATGTCGACGCCCGAGCGATTGGATGTGATCGGCAGGGCGAGGGTGAAGTCGGCTGCGTTGTACAGGACATCACCAACGCCGAGGATCACGCTGCCTTGGATCTCGATCGTTCCGGGCATTCTCGCCATGGTCAGCTCCTCGCCCATCATGTCTCTACGTTCGGCCTCGGCCGCCGCTGGATCCACACCGTTGGGTGCGCACCACGGGCGCAGTCGTCACCACTCGCGGCGGCCGAGGCTGGTTGCGGGAGTCGGATTCGAACCGACGACCTTCGGGATATGCGCCCGACGAGCTACCGAGATGCTCCATCCCACATGGGTTCCGTATGCGTCTCCGGAACAACGAGCACTTATTCGGTTGAACCTGCCGGCCGCTGCATCGCCAATGGGGTAGTCCCGCTCGCCCGCCGGCCGACGTCACTCGGGTTGGGCGGGGCGGTCATCGTTGTGTGTGTGCGATGGGGCCGGAAGTGGATGCTCGGATTAGCGTGGCGAGCCTGCACGGCGCGGGCAACGGGAGGCCAGCGACTACCCCGATCACAAGGGCGTTCAACGACAGAAGGCCCCGCCGAAGCGAGGGCCTTCCTGTCTGATCTGTGGGGGTGGGTCTCATGGACCCTTCCGGGTACACGTGTCCACCATCGATACATATCTTCTTGGCATTCTTGAATTAATGCAAGCGCATCACCAGCGGCGGCGTGTCACCGGATACCCGGTCGGACGAGCGGTGCTCTTCGGCCGGCCCCGGACCACCGTCGATTCGGCCTTGATAACGTCAGGCCCGAAGACCTCCATGACGCCCCTCGCGTTCCGCCTCGACTGGATGAGCTTCCTCTGTGCCCACAGGTAGATGGTCGGCTTTGAACGGTTCGCGACCTTCATCGCATCCTCGACCGAGATCCACTGGCCGCTCATGCCTGCGTGCTCGGGACGCGGTGGACCTCTTCGTGAGAGACCATCTCGAACGAGGTCTGATCGAGCTCGAACCCACAGACGGGGTCCATGCACTTGACGGACACCATGTCGGACTTGAAGCGAGGCGGCTTCCAGATCAGCGTCAGGCCCTCGCAGCGCGGGCATCTGGTTCGCGTGATCTTCGTCTCACCTTCCGCAGCGGGGAACGACCTCATCGCGCCCTTGACGGCCCTAGCGAAGTGGACGGCATCCGCAGCGCCGTGGTAGTCCGCCACCCAAGCGAGAGTGTCGCCGGGATGGGCTCTGCGGAATGACTGGAGCTCGTCGAGCGCGACCATCGTCGCGGGCAGCGGGATCCCTGCGGACATACCCGTGCGGATCCCACCGTTGTCCCGGCTCACTAGCTTGTCGTGCTCCTCGAGCAGGTTCACCAGCGGCCAATAGGCGTTCTCGGCATCGTCGACGTCGTGCCAGCACGGGCCGCAGAGGAAGCCATGGATGGCCTCTCTCGGCTGGCATCCGCGGCATGCCCGCCCCGTGCGTTCCCACGCCCCGTCCTCCCATGTGGACCCCGACCAGCGGTACTCCAGCCCATCACAGGAGATAAGGTGCTCGCCTCGAATCGTGCAGGTTCGCACGTCGGGCATTTCGGTCGTGATGCAGAACGTCAAATCGTCCCTCCTGGTTTGTCGGCGCTCGCGAGAGCCTCCAACTTGATTGGTGCCGTCCCGTAGTACGAGCCGGGCTGTCCGGGGGCATTGCTGTGCGAGCAGGGGTTGGCGTGCCAGCTCGCGCGGGGGCAGCGCTTGTTGCCGCACGCGGGGCACACGATGAACGTGCGGTCCCAGAGTTCGATCTCGCCTCGGGCCCTCTGGTCGTTCTCGCAGGTGATGCAGTCCGCTGTGGCGGCCAGCGTCCCCTCGGCTGGGGCGTGGGTCATCGACTGAACCACCTACGGATCCGCTGCCAGATGGTCGGCCTTCGGTAGGTGCATCCGCAGCCCCCGATGAAGTAGGGGAAGATCTCTTTGCCTCCGACCGAGCACATCCCGAAGTGCCACTGCCCGATGCTGTTGGGGCCGGACATGATCGTGTGTTTGCTCTTGGCGTGCCCGCAGCCTCCACACGCGCGTTCCCGCCCCACTACTCGTCACCGCCATCCGCGGGTTCGTAGGTCGCCTCGAAGATGTCGGGCTTGCAGGGGTAGAACTCGCCATGGACGCCTCGGATGATCCAGTCGCCGAGGGTGACCCAGTGGCCGCCCTCGAGCGTGGCGATGATCATGCGACCGTCCCGTGGGTCGATCGCGACGCCGGACTCGGGCCACGGCTCCACGCCGACCATGGCGTAACTGGGGTCAAAGGCCCCGAGGGTGTTCCTCTCGATCCAGCGGAAGATCGCGTGGGTGGGACTCGTGGAGTCTGGGGTGGGGCCGCCGTCGGGGCCGGCACCGCCTCCGAGGAACTGGCGTGCTTCGATCTCGACGGGCTTCTTGCGGAACTGGGGCATCAGGTGTCCTTCGGCTTGGGGGCGGGCTTCGTGCGTGGGGTGGGTCGGGGCGGCAGGACGTCGACGAGATCTGCGAGGGCTTGAGCGAGGGTCACTGCGCCGTCTCCGTCTCTCGCGACTTCTGCGCTCGCAAGCGCTCCGCCTCGTTGTCTGTCCAGGTGTCGCGGGCTTTCGCTGCGGCGCCGTCCCTGATCCCGCGGGCATAAGAGTCGGCGCACATCCGGCGGATGAGGAGTCGTCCGTCGTTTCCGAGGAACTCGAGTTCGCGATCGAGGAGCTTGAAGTTGACGTCCTCGTTGAGGTCCGGCGGCATGGTGTGGGGAATCTGTGCGGTCATGGGGTGCCTTTCGGGATGAGGAATTGGGTGCGGACGGAGGAGACGGCGGTGTCGGACCAGAGGACGATGGACCGGTCACCGTCCTGGGTGAGGACGATGCCGGTCCATTTGGGTGTGCCTGGCATGCGGGGTCGGAGTTGGACTTCGCGGTAGCGGGGTGGGCTTGGTGGGGTGAGGTGTTGGAGGTCGCCGTCTTCGTCGTTTCGGGTGTCGGAGGGATGGGTCACGGTGTTGCGGTCCTTCCGGGGCGTGTTCAGCTCGCTGCGCGGCGCTCGCTGAGGGTGAGGATGTGGGCGGCGAGGGTGCGTGCGCGGGAGGCGTCCTGGGTGCTGTTGCTGAGGAGCTTCCCGTCCTGGGTGAGCAGGGGTTCCGCCTGGTTGCGTTTCACCTGGAGTGCTTCCATCAGGGCGGGGTCGGAGCCCTCGACGCTGTTGAGGAAGTACGCGACGGGTGGGGCGTCTCCCATACCGTCGCGTCGGAGGCGGCCGATGGCTTGCTCGTGGACCTGTGGGGACCAGTCGAGTTCTCCGAAGACGGCGACGTTCGATGCCTTCTGGAGGCCGTCGACGCCGGCTCCGGAGCGGAGGGACATGATCAGGATCCGGGAGTCACCGTTCACGAACGCTTCTTGCGCTGCGTTCTTCTGGTTCGCCGACTCTGTGCCGGTGTACATGACGGGCTTGTACTCGGCGAGCATCTCGTTCCACACGTCGTACACGGCCCGGTGCCATCCGAAGAGCACCAGCTTCTGCTCTGCCTCGAGGATGAGCCGACAGAACTCGGCGACGTAGGGTGCTTTCGCGATGCCGGTCGCCTCGCGCACTTTCCAGTCGAGCTCGCCGGCGGCCCGGAACTTCTCCTGCCGTGTGGCCGTGTCGGACAGGATCAGGCGCGCCATCGCTGCCGCGTCGCCAGCGACCGCCTCGAGCGCGGCAGGGTCGGCGTCGATGAACTGGGGCACCTTGATCGTCTTGGGCAGTTCCCGGCCGACTTCCTTCCGGGTGCGGCCGAGCATCAGCCCCTGGCCGCGGAGGTAGCTGCCGAGCGCGGCGGGGTCGGTGACGGCTGCATGCCCGTTCCACGAGGTGCCCCACTCGCGCGAGAACTCGTCCTTGCTGCCGAGAGCGTTCGTGCCCATCGCGTTCAGGATCTCCCAGATCTCGCCGCCGTAGTTGTAGACCGGGGTGGCGGTCAGGCCGAGGACGTAGGCCGCCTCGCGGCTGATGTGCGCGGCGGCGCTGCCCTTCCCGGTACTCACCCCGTTCCGGAGGTCTTGGACCTCGTCGAAGATCACCGTTCGCGCCCACCCCGCAAGGGCGTTCGACCAGCCCGACAGTCGCGAGTACGGGACGACCATCACATCGGGGCGCTGCCCGGCGAGGAACGCATCGGACGGGTTGGTCTTCTTCGCGAGCTCGAACGTGAGGAACGGGAACGACTCCTGCATCTCGTCCATCCACCGCTTCGGCAGGTGCGTCGGCGGGACCACGAGGGCCGGAAGGGCATCGCGCTGCGTGGCCGCGAGGAGCCCCGTGTACGTCTTCCCGAGACCCACCTCGTCGGTCAGGAGCAGCGTCCTCGACGCCCGGAGCATCTCGACCGCCGTTCGCTGGTATTCGCGAGGCGGGCGGGTCGGCTCCGTGTGGAAGTCGAGGCGGGTCTGCACGCCGGCGAGGACGTCCCCGATCCTCGCCTCACGGACGGTGTGAGCGTCAGCCTCCTGCCGCAGCGTCTCCTCGGACTCGTTGTCAGCCGGGACGAGGGGCCACCGGTCCATCAGCCACACGATGTCCCGTGCGACCTCGAGAGTGGCCCGCATCGCGACCCGTCCGCGGATGGTCGATCGAGCTCGGCCGAAGACCCGCTTGGCACGGATGGCGACGGACGGTTCGAGCTCCAGGTGCCACTCCGGGTAGTCGAGAGGCTGGCCGTAGTTGTTCTCAGGGTTCGCGACGTACTGGTACTTGCCGTAGGTGTGGGTCACAGGGCTCCTCCAATCAGGGAAACGAGATGCACGGGCTTCCCTCCGAGCACGGCGGGAAGGTGGTGGTGGCGCGTCCGGGTTGTGACGAGCACGAGCTCGTCGATCTCAGCGCAGTTGGCGTAGCGGGTGAGCTGACGGATCACGTCAGCCCACCCGCCGTCCGTCTTGACCTCGATGCCCACCCGCCCCGCCATGAGATCGATCCGCGACCGATCATCCGACAGGCGCACCTCCCGCCTCGCTTCCACGCCGGCCTCGGCGAGCGCCGTGAGGATCTCTGCTTGGAGATCGTCTTCGGTGACGTAGGTGAGTTGGGCGGTGTCGAGGGTGTGGACGATGGTGTCGGCGTTCACGGGGTCTCGATGGTGAAGAGGGGTGGTGGGAGTTCGGTGGGGTCGTTGACGTCGGGTGTGGGTTGGAGGCCTTCGCGGTGGTGCTTGTCGCAGTACCAGTAAGTGGTGGCTCCGATGGGGATCTGCTGCCATTCGGCGTCGCCGGCCATGATGTGGAGCTCGGGGAGTGTGGTGCTGCCGTATTCGTCGGTGTGGTCGTCGACGAGGTCGGCATCGCAGCCGGGTTCGTCGCAGAGGGCGGTGTAGTACACGATCGGCTTGAGGCCCATCAGTCCTCCTCGGGTGCGGAAGAGTTGTCTCCGATGGCGTAGCTGTAGACGGGTAACTCTTGGACGGTCAGGGTTTCGCCTGAGTGGAATCGCTCGACTTCTCTGGCGTCCTGGGGTGTGCTGCAGAGGTCGAAGATGCGGCCGCCGTATCTGTCTGAGACGAGCCAGACGGTGCCGACCTTCGTGCCGTGTAGGACGGTCATCAGATGGCCTCCTCGATGGTTTCGATCTGGCCTGCTTCAACGCGGTGGTAGTGGCGGTCGTGGACGAGGCGGGAGACGGTGCGGCCGGGTGTGAGGCTGCCGGGCCCGTCCGTGAGCGTCTCGTTGGGGTGGAGGGCGACGGTGCGTGTCTCGAAGTACACGTCCGTCGTCGGGTCCAGGTTGCGGATGCGGATGTTCGCTTCCGCGGGGGAGGCGAAGGGGAGGACGACGTCGGCGAACGACTTGCCGTTCTTGAGGGTGAGTTTCGCGTGGGTCATCTTCGTGGCGCTCACGGCTGGACTCCTTTCCGGATGGTGAGGACGTGGGTGCCCTCGGTGGTGGTGGAGGCGTCGGCGAGGTAGCGGTCACCGGCGCAGATGAGGAGGTAGTCGTTCCAGATCTCGGTGGTCTCTGTCGTCCCGGCTTCGAGGTCCTCGATCGTGACGCGGATGCCAGACATCAGTCGAGGTAGGCGTCGAGGTCGAGGTCTGCGTGGTCTTCGAACGCGTGCTCTTCCATTGCCCTGAGGGACGGGAAGTGGACGGCGCAGACGGGACAGCGCTCCCCGCTCAAAACGGCGTCTCGTCGTTGTAGCGCCCGGTCGAGGTCGTGTTCCACACGTCGCCCGCGGCGCCGCCAGACGGTTGCTCCCACGGCTCATCGGCAGGCTGCCCTCCGCCGGGCGGGGTCGTCGCCCACGAGTCGGCCTGGCCCTGCCCCGTGGGCTGCTGCTGGCCGCCGGTCTTCTGGCCCTGGCCGTCACGAGAGGACGACGCCCGGGTGACCTGCGCGGTCGCGTACCGGAGGGACGGGCCGATGTCGTCGATCTCGAGTTCCATCGAGGTGCGCTTCTCGCCGGAATCGGTCTCGTACCTGCGCTGTCGGAGCCTCCCCGACGCGATGACCCGGGAGCCCTTCGTCAAAGATGCGGCGACGTGCTCGGCGAACTCGCGCCACACGGACGCCCGGAGGAACAGGGCCTCGCCGTCCTTCCACTCGTTCGACGCTCGGTCGAAGGTGCGCGGGGTCGACGCGATCGTGAAGTTTGCGACCGCGAGCCCGTTCTGCGTGTACCGCAGCTCGGGGTCGCTGGTGAGGTTTCCCGCGACGGTGATGATGGTTTCGCCGCTCATTCGGTGGCTCCGTTCTGGCTGGTGTTGGTGTCTTCGTCGGGGATCGGCTCGGTGCATTCCAGGCACTCGGACTCGGGTCCGTCGGCGCGATGGACGACGCGCCATCCTCTGGAGTCCGGGGCGTCGTAGTGGTCGTGATGGTCGGGCTCGGGCCCGCACGGGTAGGGCTTGATGACCTCGGGGTCGACGCCGTACTCGAGGGCTCGTTCGTAGAGGAACTCGCTGGCTTCCTCGTTGGAGCGCATGTCGGCCCACTGCCAGGCCTCTTCGCCGACCATGTCGCTCAAAAGCGCGTCGGCGAGGAACGCGATGCGCGCTGCCTGCAGGAACTCGACGATGCGGTTGCCCGCAGTGCTCCTCGGCTCCACCTCCATCCACGACGTCCCGAAGATGTCGAGACCCAGCGCGCGGGCGTAGAGGTAGGGCACCTCCTCATCGAGGGGACGCGTCTCGCCCTCGTCCGCGTGGGGGAAGAGCTCGTGGGCGTAGCGGCGCTTGGTACGCCGCTTCGGCTGATCTTCGGCGAGCGCCGTGGTGGGTTCTGGAGTGTCGGTCACTGGTCGGTGTCGCTTTCGTTCGGGTCGGTGGCGTCGACGGTGATGGGGTGCGCCTGGGTGAGTTCCTGGGGGATGACGATCACGGCCTCGGGGCGGAGAGGCAGGAAGGCTCCCTTGGGCACCTGGATGGTGAGCTTGACCTCGACGGTGCCGCCCCTGGGCTTCGCGGCCTTCTTCTGGGTCAGGCCGACGACTTTCGCTCCGATGAGGGATTGCGGGTTGTCGCGGGGCAGGTAGTTGTGGACCGGTTCGAGTTGCAGGTAGACGGTTGCTTGGACGGAGTCGCTCATGGCGGGTCTCGCTTTCGTTAGGGTTCGGGGATGACGTGTGATCTTGGGGAAGTTGCGTGCGCGATCGACCGCCTGAGGGAGTCCCTCGGGCAGGTGAGCGGGTTCGACTGGCTGACGCAGGTGTGGATTCCGATCGGGATCGCGTTCATCACGCTGCTGGTCGCCGGCGTTTCCGTCGTGATCGCGTTCCAGTCGAATCGGCTCGCACGCGAGGTGCGGCGGGACTCCCTGGAACGTGGCCTCTACACGGAGAGGGACGAGTTCACTGCCGACTTGGAGGAGTGGCTGTCTCTCCGGAATCGGGAGTTCTTGGGTCGCGGTCAGAGCAAGCTGCACAGGGACACCTGGGCTAAGCAGGTCGAGTTGACTCTCCTCGCGTCCCAGATCAGCTCGCCAGGCGCGCACGACCTCCTGCTCGACGTCCGCACGATGTATGACGAAGCGCCCGTTTCTTCCATCAGCGATGAGAACGCAGTGACGTCTGTCCTCCTCGAGCGGCTCGCCAGGTTCAAGCTGCGTCTCTGGCGGAAGAGCCCGCAGGAGTACGTGGACTGGTCGGCGAAGCAGATTCGCGAGAAGGCCGCGTCAGATCGCAGCACGGCGCAGTGGCAGGCAAGCGATAAGTCCTGAGAGAGGCGGTGGCCTAAGCCGTTCGCCTGGAAGCCCGGAGCGCCCTGTACGCGACAGCCACCTCACGGCGCCGCCGGTCCACCTCCTGAGCCTCCCGGATCTGCGTCAGGCGTTTCGCCTCCAACGCGGTCACCTTCTGCGGTCCGTGCTTGCCCTCGTAGAAGGCTTCCCGGCGCTCGCCGTGTCTGGTCCGCATCCTGGTGTCCTCCAGCCCGCCCGGCCTTTCGAGCTCCGGGTCGACGAGGTGGGGGAGACGTTCGGTCTCGAGCGCGGTCCGGCTGATGCCACGGATGAAGTTGTCCCAGTCAGCGGCCATCACTGGCCTCCCCGGTGACTACCTCGTGCTCGATGTCCGCGGGCACGACCCAGAACCCGAGAGCGCCCCTGGCGTGGGCGAGAGGCGGGCGTGCCTCCTGGGGATTGGTGACGACCCAGTGGAAGACCGGCTCCCACGACGTCGCCACGAAACCGCCGAGCGCCGAACAGTCGACGCCGTCGACCGAGCAGCCGAGGGTCGCCTCGTGGCAGTCGACGATCTCGACGGTGCCGACGATGACCGACCGGGGCATGTCCGCGACGCCGTCGACGTGCTCGGCCCGGTAGTGCTCGTGGAGCGCCTTGCCTGCGTGGATGGCGATGACTCCGCGCCGCGACGTCGGCCGGGAGCGGTTCTCGATCCGCTTCTCGCCCTGGACGAGACGGGACGCGTATGGCTGTTTGACCGTCAACGCCCGCATCACTCGTCCACCTCGTTCGCGATCTCGAGGAGCACATCGGCATGGCACGGGAGGTCGAGGGGGCACCAGCACGCGAGATCGCGCCCCGCGAGATCCGTTCGGATCGTGGTGCGTACGTCGCGATCCCACACGCCCAGGCCGTCGTGGCGCAGCTTCGGTTCGACTGAGTCGCTTGAGACCTTCTCGACCAGATCGCGGAACATCTTCACTGCGCTGTCGGCGTCGATAGGTCCGGCGACTCGGTATGGGTTGCCCCACTTGCTCGGCCGGGAAACGACCACGGCGCCATCGGGCTTCTTCCACCCCTTCCTGCGGCTCAACTGGATCCGCTTGGGCTTCGACGACGCGGAATCTTCTGCTGACTGGGAAATGCTCATCTGGTGTCGCTCCTTCCGGGGCCCTGTGGATAACTTTCGATCTCAGCGGCTGCATCTGCTTTTGGAGATGGTGTCGGTGGTGTTGATGTTGCTGTTGCTGTTGTAGACAGCCCCGAAACCTCAACTTGCGTTTGGGGCAAATGGACCCCCAAATCCACCCCGAAAGGGAGTTCGAGGTCGGGGTCCATGTCGCGAGGATTGACCGCGTTCTGGCGGAGCACCGTCTTCACCTGCGGCTTCTCCCAAGCGGGCAGATCGGGGTTCTCTTTCCGGAGGCGAGCCAGCTCGTGGACGACCGCGGCGCGTAGCTTGTTGCTCCCGATGGCCCCGAACGCGTTCGCGATCGACACTGCGAGGCGGGGCTGCTTGAGGAGACCGTCGTGCCGGATGTAGGAGCGGACGAGCACCTCCTCGGTGTCCTGGTCGAAGACGAGGAACCACGAGTAGGACAGCTCCACGGCGGCCTTCATGACGTCGAGGGTGCTCCACTCCTTCGCCCGCTGAGCGATGCGCCCCGGGTGCCACGGTGCGACTCCTGCGTAGGACAGTGCCGGGTCGCTGAGCATCACGAGGTACAGGTGCTGCGCGGCGGCCGTCAGGGACCGCCAGTCGTCGTCGAACCACATCTCGGGCCGGATCTGTGCGTACTGCTTCGGCATCAGGTCACGAGCCCTCTCTGGATCGCAATGACCTCCGCGCGGCGGCTGAGAGCCACCGTGCGGATGAAGGGCCAGTCGTCCTTCACGCGGGACGCCGAGCCCCACCTGTCGAGGGCGTACTCGAAGTCAGGGACGGAGACGCCGGCGGTGACGAGGAGCTCCACCTCGACCTCGTGGACGGGTGACATCTCGATGCCGCACTCGACGAGGAGCTGCATAGCTTCGTCCATCAGGTCTCACCTCTCTCTGCTTTCTCGATGAGCAGCTCCAGGTGCGGAGATGCTTCCTTGTCGTAGACGATCCGGGGCATGATCTTGTCCATGAACAGGGGGATATCGTCCTCGACGACCTTCGCGTCCACCAGCCCGTCGCACATGGCCTTGAGCGTCGGGACGATGTTGTCTTCGTCCCGGTGGTGACGCGTCGCGACAACCCACGTGAGAGTGACCCGGCAGTACCCGAGGGGCGGGATCTGATGCCGGTACTCCGCCTCGATTCGCGCCGAAGCCCGAACCTTCTTGACGATGCTCGCGCGCTGCCGCCATCCGTGGCGCTGGTTCTCCGTCAGCGGTGGCCGGGGGTAGTCGAACCGGATCGTCCACCTATCCACGGCGCGACGCTCGGCTCTCGTGTACGAGCTCCATCGCGGCTCGCTCAGCTTCGGCGAGCGCCGTGGTGAGTCGGTCGATCTCAGCGAGGAGGGTGTCGATGTCTTCGCGGGAGTGGGCGATGAATTCGGCGGTGGGGTGGCGGTAGCCGATGATGTCGTGGCGGTAGACGCGGGGGTCGTCGGGTGTGGTGGCGGTGGGGGCGACTTCGTAGATGGCGAGGTCGCGGCCTCGGATCATGAAGACGTCATCGGTCTGCATGAAGCGGGGTTCTGCTCCGTGCATGCCTGCGCGGGTGAAGTCCATGATGGAGCAGCGTCCCCAGCCGGGGATCCAGGTCGCGAGGTAGGTGTGGTGGTTCTTGGTGTTGCCTGCCCAGTGCCAGGGCCCTCGGGGGGCGGCTTCGGCTCGGGCGCGGATCTCGTCGATGGTGGGTGGTGTGCTCATGGCGGTGTGGCTTCCGTTCGTGGTCAGGGCCGCTCGGCGGGTAGTGCTGGGGAGGCGGCTGGCTTGACGTCGAGGATGCGGTCGAATCGGTATGAGTCGGTCCATGAGTAGCCGCTGTCGACGGTCACGGACCTGGCGTTGATGCGGATGACCTTGTGCCAGCCGAGGTTGGTTCTGATGTGGGTGACACCGATGAGTTCCTCGCGCGTGAAGCGGTGCCGTGTCCGTTCCCGTTCGGCCACGAGTGCGCGAGCTTCGGCCCAGGCGCGGGCTGTATGCTCACGGATCTCGGCCGCCGCTGCGTCGACCGTCGCATCCGTGGCTTTCGCTCTGGCGCGGTAGGCGCTTCTGGTGTCGCGTTTCACGCGGCGACCGTGACGTCGGTGCAGAGAGATTCGACGACTGCGGCGATGAGGTCGCGGGCGGCGGGCGGTGTGACTGCGTTGCCGGCGAGGCGCACCTGCTCGCGCTTGTTCCCGAGGAGCAGGTAGTCGGCCGCGAACGCCATGCCCTGCTTGATCTCGTCGGGGGTGAGCATCCTGAACTCGACGTCGTCGACATCAAGCGAAACCGGGGCGGCCGGCGACATGAGGGACTGGTCGCCGCGAGTTGTCAGAGTGCGGAGCTCTTCGACGACCGGGGTCGTCATCTCTGCTCCGCCGCTCTGGTTCCGCATCACGAGGGCGTGGTGGTTGCCGTTCGCCGAGACCGTGTCGATGGTCTCCGTGGCGGGCTTCGCGACGCCGTGGTTCCGGAGGGGGACGACGATCGCTGTCTCATTGCGGGTGGACTGCGTCCGCAGCGGCTCGGCCCCTGAGGAGGCCGTCTTGCCGTCGCGGCCCTCGACGGGCACCATGAGCGGCTGGGCGGCGAGGAACTGGCTGCCTGACGCCGTGATGGCACCGATGGGGTGGGAGTCGGGCTTGGCTCCCGTGTCGTTGCCCTCACCTCTGACGACGAGGGCTTTCGACGCGGACGTGTGCAGAGTCTTGAGCGCCTCCGATGCCGGCCACGCCCGGACGTACCCGTTGGGGTCGCCGTGCTGGCGGTGCTTCGGGTCGGTGGAGTCGTAGGCGTTCCCGGCAGCCTCGACGACGAGCGGGCCCCAGTAGCGTTCGATGCCGCGCTGGATCCGCTCGCGGGTCTTCGTCGCGAGGGGCTTGGCGCGGTCGCCGATGCGGACGCCGCGGAGGGACCAGTCGATGATCGATGACGCGGGCAGCCAGCCGGGTTCGAGGATGCGTCCGCGGCACTCGACCCGGGGGCACCGGTAGACGTACTGGGCACGGTAGCGGCCCCAACGCTCGGCCTTCTTGAATGTCTGCTCGGCGTTGACGATTCCGTGCTCGGGGCAGAGCGCCCGGGGGCGGGTCCATTTCGCGAGGTCTGGACGTCGGTTGCCCTTCCGCCAGAAGACCACGTACATGCGGTCCCGGGACTGTGGTGCCGGAGCTCCGAGCGCCTGGGCGTGCATGGAATTCAGCCACACCTGTTCGTGCTCGTAGCCGAGCAGCTCCATCGCTAGGAGCCACGCCGGGAACTGGATCCACTTCGCGGCGTCGACGACGTTCTCGACGATGATCGCCTGGTAGCGGTGGTACTCCGTGAATCGGGGCACGTCCCACATCGTCGCCCGGGAGCGCTCGGCGGCCTCGGTCGGGAGAGGGCGGTCGTCGAAGAGGTCGAACTCGCCCTGCGTGGAGCCGCGCTTGATGCCCTTAGCCTGCGAGTGGTTCGTGCACTCCGGTGACGCCCAGAGGATCTCGGTGCGCGGGTAGCGGCGAGGATCGACCTGGGAGAGGTCAGCGATGTCGTGGTCGGTCTCGGGGTGGTTCGTGTTGTGGGTCTCGATGGCGAGCTTCCAGTGGTTCGCGGCCATGCGGACGCGGACGCCCGGGACGGCGACGGCGCCGGAGCTCGAGCCGCCTGCTCCACAGAACAGGTCGGTGATGGTGATGTCGCTCAAGGTGCTTCTTTCGTCTTGCGGGGTCGGCCGCGCGGGATGCTGGGGAGGCCGAGGGCTCGGCGTCGTGATCCGATCGCGCCCGGGGTGAAACCGAGCACCTTCGCGATGTCGGCGTTGTTCTTGCCGGCGTGAGCCATCTCGGTGATGGTCTGCTCGTCGGCCGGGGTGATCGTTCGGTTGCGGCGGGCCTTCGCGGCGGCGGCGCGTTCGGCGTCGAGTGCGCGGCGGAACTGCCAGTCGCCTTGGTAGCGGCGCTGCGTCTCGGAGCACGTCATCCCGGTCGCTTCGCAGTGCGTGCCGCGGCAGCCGCGTGCGTAGCCCTCGAGGGTGCCGTGGGGAAAGTCGTCCGCTTCGAAGTCTCTGCCGCTCATGCGTGCTCGAAGACGACGGCGGGGACACCGTGCTCGGGGTCGACGTAGAAGCGGCGCGGGCGGCTGGGTGGGAGCGACGGGTAGCTGGACAGCCACTGCAGCTCAGGAGCGTTCTCTTCTGGCACCTTGAAGGTGAGCGACGCAACCGACCGCGCGATCGCGACGTCGTGGGTTCGGAGGACGACCACCTGGTCTCCGTGAAGAACCGCAGCGGCGGGCTTGGACGCTCGGTACATCTTCCCGTTTGGCCGTGCGACCCGGGCGAGACGGATGCTGTCCATGCCGTCCGCGAGCGCGTAGACGAGGTCGGTGAGGCGGCCGACGATGTCTTCGGCGTTGAGGAAGTGGTGGGTCATTTCGCTGTGGTGGGCGGAGTGGTTGAACTCGGCTTTGAGGAGTGCCGCGGCTTCGCGGTACTGCTGGGTCACGGACACGGGTGCCTTTCAGGTGACGGGGCGGAAGGGGACGGGTGCAGGGTGGCGTTTGCAGTCGCATTCGCCGAGGGTGCGGCGGTGGCACTCGTAGGAGCCGCAGGAGGTCCGCTCGCCGGGGAGGGGATGGCAGGTGAGGTCGTTGTCGCTGATGCGGTGGAAGGTGGTGTCGGTGCCGCTCACGGGGAGGGTGAGGCGGTCGGGTGGGGTGACTCCGGTGGGGGCGTAGATGGTGACTTTCAGGCCTCGCCCGGTTGAGTACGTGTAGCCGGTGTCCATCAGCGTTCTTCGCGGCGCTGGTCGATCTCGTGGACGATGCGGGCGAGGAGCCAGACGAACCAGAGGAGCACGAGCGATGCGAGAGTGCCGAGGATGACGGCGGCGGAGGTGGGGTGGTCGATGAGCCACGAGGTGGCTGCGGCGATGGCTGCGATCGCGGCGAGGATCATGATCATGAAGGTGAGTTGGCGGGCGACCCACCGGGTCAGGTAGTACCGCCACGTGCGGGTCTTCACGGGAGCACCCACCGTTGGATGGCCGCGAGGACGCCGGCGATGACGAGCAGCGACAGGGCGAGGGAGGCCATGTCGATCGTCTCGGAGACGGCGCGGCGCTTGCCGTGCTCCCACGAGACTTCGAGTCCCTTGAGGAACGTGGACGCAGCGATGATGAGGAAGAACGCGGCGAGCGCGAGGACCGCGATGATGGCGATGGTCATACGAGGACCGCCAGGAGTGTTCCGGCGATGATCATCGTGGAGGCGGCGATGAGCGAGATGAGGATGATGATCCAGGGCCCCCGCGGGGTCTCGTCGGGGTCGTAGTCGGGGCGGTTGTCCATGTGTGGTCCTTGGTGGTCTGGGGTGGCCCTGGGGTCACTGGGTGATGTGGCGGAAGTAGAAGCTGGTGCGGCGGCCGGAGCGGAGGTAGAGGTCCACGCAGCGGGCTTCGGCGGCGGGCCGGGAGTGCGTGTACTCGATGAAGCGGCGGCTCTTGAATTCGTGGATGGCGTAGCTGTTGGCCGTTTTGGTCACCGGTCGCGTCGCCTGGTTTCGAGGACGCGGTGGATGCCGTTGAGGGCGCTGGCGGCGGCGACGATGCCTTCGGCGATGGTCTGGAGCCAGATGCCGGTGGCTTGCTTGCCGAGTTCGTCGGTGCGCTGCGTATTGCCTTCGGCGTGGGCGGTCTTGAGGCCGGTGACGGCGAGCCGTCCGACTTCGAGGAGGCGTTCGGCTTCGGCGAGGTGCTGGGTGGTGGTCACGTTGGTTCTCCGGGGTAGGGGATGAGGGGTGCGTCTCCGCGGACGTAGAGAGGGTGTCTGGGCTGGCCTGCGTTGGTGAGGCCGAGGCAGAGCAGGGGATACCCCTGGAGGAGTTCCAGGACCCTTCCGATCCGTGCGGCGCCGCCTCCGCCGCGGGTGGCGGCTGCTCCGGCACCCCAGGCGGCGACGACCGGTTCGTCGAGGACGGCGTTCTCGGTGAAGATCCGCGCGAGGGTGTCGTCGTTCCGGGGGCCGACCGCGTCGATGGGGAACTCGAGGTAGTGGGGGTCGGTGGCCCGGTAGGCGTAGAGGTTGACGACGCGGATGCCGCCGAATCCCTCGCGCTCGGCGAAGCTCATGCAGCGTCGGATCGTGGGGTCGTCGATCGCCGCGTCTGCGGTCGATGGGTTGAGCATGATGAACGTCATGACCTTCCCGTCCCGCTTCCACGTCCGGGACAGCAGGTACCGGTACACCTGGTCGGCGCTGATCTCGGCGGACTTCTCGACGAACATCAGCCGGTCACCGACTTGAGGTAGTCGCGCCCGTACTGGGTGATCTCGTACTCCGCCTCACGCTTCCCGTTCGGCCCCTTCACCATCCGGGTCACCCGCAGGAACCCCATGGACGCAAGTTCACCCATCCGCTTCCGCGGGGTGTCCTCGGCGGCACGCGGCCACCCGTAGAGGGGCTGCCACTTCTTGTACCGCTGATTCCCGACGCTGCCGGCGATCTTCTTCAACGCCACCAGCTCGAGGACCGCGACCTTCAACGTGCTCAGCCGCACACCGACCGCGGCCGCCGCATCCTGCGACTCCTGCGGATCAGTACCGCGGGCGAGGGTGTCTCCGACGCTCTGGATCATCACTGCTCCTTGCTACGAGCGGTGCCGCGCAGCAACGCGGCCCGCATGCTCATTGGTCGACGGGATCTGGTGCATCAGCCGCTGCACCTCGCGGAGACGGCGCTCCTTCGCCTCGATGAGGCGGACCGCCTCCCCGAGCTCGCGCTCGGAGAGGAGCCCACCGAGACCGTCCATCCGTGTCTCACGACGACGCACCAGCTCCTCGAGCTCCATCCGCGAGCGCACCTCCTCCTCACGGAGCCGGGACCGCTCGGCGGCGTGACGGTCCTTCACCGCGGTAGCGGACCGCTTCGACTTGTCCTTCTGACGCGCGTGCCCGAGGGTCTTCTGCAGATCCCGGATGACGTTCCGCGTGGCGCGCTCGCTGATTCCGAACGAGACGAGGACCGGGGAGAGGGTGGGGTGCTCGTACACCTCGACGCTCTTGCTGTTGGTGCGGGAGTAGATGAAGTCGTTGTCGGTGAGGAACGTGACGAGGGTCTTGTAGTGCTTCGTCGACACGGTGTGGCCTAGCGGGCTCGGAGGAGGCCGCTGGCCGCGGCGGCGATGCGCTCCATGAGGGGCTTGTGCTGGTCGGGCTGGGGGAGGCTCTGCGAGCCGGTGCCCCAGCGGCGCCGCCAGTTGGCGTAGTACATCTCGTCGGGCTGGGACCGTTCGCTGAGCGGGGTGCCGATCTTGGGGGTGCGGTCGAACTTGATGCCGGCGCGCTTGCGGGCCTTGCGGGCGGTGGTGGACATGCGGTGGTGCCTTTCGGTGTGGTGGGGTTGGGAGGGTCAGGCGCGCCGCTGGAGGCGGTGTTGGACGGATGCGGCGACCTCGGCTGGCGTCGGTCCCGCGCTGACGTTGATGCGATGCGGCCCGCCGTCGAGGAGAGATGCGTTGGGATTCCCGGGGGGAGCGGCGGTGAGGTTCTGGTGCTGCGTCTCCTGGAGGAGACGACCGACCGCGAGGTTGCCCCCGGACTTCGGCTTGGTCTCGTTGATGTCCGGCGACTTCTTGGCCGGCTGCTCGTCGCCGCTGAGGAAGGCGTAGAAGTCACGGGCGAGGGGGACGATGCTGTCCCTGCTCATGTCGCTGCCGGCGCGCTGGGCGACGAGCGCTCGTTCGGCGATGTTGAGGGCTTCGACGCGGAGCGAGTCTTCGCGCTGTTGGTCGATGCGGCTGTTGCGGACCGGGCCCGGCTTGGGGGCGGTCGGAGTGTCTTCGGTCATGGCCTTCTCCGTTCGTGGGTGGGGGAAGCGCCCAGCCGGGGGAGGTCTGGGCGCTCGTGGCAGCCGGGGACTCGAAACCCCGTGTGTGTGTGCGGTGACCAGAGCCGCACCCTGTTCCCTGCCTGTGCAGACGCACCGCGCGTGTTCGCGGAGGGTCTGCTGTTCACATCGCGTTCTCACCCCTGGTCGGGCTGCCCTCCCTCGTGGTTGAGGGAGCGTTGAATCGCGTGTGGGTTCTTTGGTCGACTTCCCGCCCGCCGTTCCGCTCGGGGCGGAGGTACTCGGTGTGGGAGGGGGTAGCCCTGCTGTGGAGTTGGGGGCGGTTCATGCGCCTGCATTTGGGCGCGACGAATAGGCCCTAGGAAGGGCCGAGTCATCGAGAATGTGGGCCGCCTAGCGGCGCGCGTTCAGTGCTTCTCTGGCAGCGACTTGATGTAGTCGCGGATGTCGTCCAGTCGGAACTTCTGCCACTTGCCTCCGTCGTCGACGGGGACGATCTTGGACTGGCGGACGAGCTCACCCACGCCCCACTCGGAGGTGGAGAGCATGTAGGCGACGAGCTTCTTGGTGAGCAGCTCGGGCGGGAACGTGCAGACCTCGTTCATGCGGCATCTGCCACGGAGTTGCTGAGCGGGCTGTCCTGGACCACTTCGAACGCTTCGCCAAGTCCGAGTCCGAATGATTCACACAGGGCAGCCATGAACGCGCCGGAAGGTGTTGCCCCCCGGTCGATGCGACGCAACGTTGTGCGGTCGACACCCATCAGTCGGGCCTGGTGTTCTTCACTCGGGATGTCTCGGATCTGACGAAGTCGGGCGAGTAGACCTGGCTTAATCTGGAGCTTGCTTGCCATGTCACCTCCTGTTGCGACTTCGCTTCGGTATGTGGCAAGTCTGCCACACCGTGAAGCGTTTTGGCCCAACTTTGAGGGTGATTTGCAAAACTTCCCCGCCGAGTGTGGCGTTTACGGGCTACTCACCTTGACAGGTGATGCAAAAACGCATCAGTATCAAGTGTGAACATCGACGAATGGAAACGCCTCCTCCTCGGCAGGACTGGTCAGCACAGCGTGCGCAGCCTCGCCCTCGCCGTAGGCATGGAGCCGAGCACTCTCGCGCGGCAGATGCGAACTGGCCTCCCGGCCGAGACCCTGATCGACATCTGCCGCCACTTCGGAATCGAGATCGTCCCGATGATGGTCGAGGGCGGCTACCTGACTCCGGAAGAGGCGCACAACGGCGACATCCGGAGAGCCCTCCGCGAAGCTACGGACCACCAGTTGATGCTCGAGACGCTCAGGCGTGTGCAGGCCGGGAGCGCCAGTTCCGAGATCACCGACCCGATCGATGTCGGTGGCTCTGATGAGGATTACGACGTGTCGCCCGAAGCGTTGAAGAAGTCGGATCTGGGACTTGCTTCGAAGCGCGGGACTCGGAAGGTTGACGCGCCGCACGCCGACTAACCATTGGGGGGCAAATGAAAGACTTGATCCACATAGCGGCGAGCTTGGGGCTTCGCATCCACGCATCCCACCTGCCCGCCGGCATCCTCGGTATGTTCAGCTCGGCCGAGGGGCGCATCTACTTCGACCTGCACCTCACGCCGCACGAGCGCCGTTCCGTCATCGCGCACGAGCTCGGGCACGCCTACTACGGTCACGACTGCGACCACGGCGAGAGCAGCGCCCAGGAGAGGCAGGCGGACGCCTATGCGGCAGCATTGCTCGTCGACCCGTACGACTACGCCGAGCTCGAACGGATCAGCGCAGACGCGCACTACATCGCCGAGGAACTCGGGGTCACGGAAGATGTCGTCTACGCGTTTCGGGCACACTGCCTCAAGCAGTACGGCCGACGCACGTACTCCGGTCGAGTCCGCATCAGTTGACTTCGAGCGCGTCCGCGAAGTGTGCGCCGAGCTGACCGATCGCGTCGCGCGCAGCGGCGCTAGACACGTGCTGGTAGCGGCGGGTGACGGCCTCGGACTGGTGGCCGACGATCTCACCGATGATCTTGGCGTCGACCCCCAGTTCCATCAGGACCGTCGCGGTCGTGTGACGAGCCCAGTGGGTCGTCGGGATCGGTCGAGCGCCGATGTCGCTTTCCGCGATCACGCCGGCGGCCAGGAGCAGCGCTGTCCACGCCTGCTGATCCTCGCCAGGCAAGATCGGGGAGCCGTCCGGGTTATGCCAGATGAGACCGTGCGGGTTCGGCTCATCGGCGGTCCGCGCGAGGTGCTTTCGAAGCTCGACGACGACCTGGGGGAGTAGCGGCACGTCGCGGGTCTTCCCGGACTTGGGCCGGATCAAGCAGAGGCGACCGGCGAGCTGCTTGTACTCGAAGCCGTTGGGGATCTTGAGGCGTCGATGTGAGCATGCGGCACCCTGCTTCTTTCGGCAGGGCCAGACACCCTCGACGCGCTCACCACAGCCATGCTCGGACGGGATCTCGTCGAGCTGCCACTCGACGGCCAAGATGCCCTTGTCGAGGTCGAGGGATTCGATGCGCGCCCCGGTGCGCTCGGACTGACGAAGCCCGCCGAGAAGCGCCACCCACCACCGGGTTCCGTCGTCCTGCTTCGCGGCCGTCTTCAAGACGTTGATGGCGTCCTCGGGGCTGAGCGAGCCTCGATCAGAGACTGCGGCCTTGGGAGGCTCGACGTCGTCCGCCACGTTCCGCTTGGCGATCCCGTCCAGGCGTGCCGCCTTGAGCATCCCGGAGAGGACGTTGTGTGTCGCGAGCGCGGTCGAGGATGAGCGGCCGGAGTCGATGATGTGCTTGTGCAGGAGTCGGACGTCGGATGGCTTCAAGCTCGCGACGCTGCGCTTGCCGAGCAGGGGGACGATCCACGTCCGGCTGAGGGATTCGTACTTGGCTAGGGCGTTGGGCTTGAGGTGTGGCTTGCAGACGGTCTCGAGCCAATGGGGTGCCCATTCAGCGAGTGTGGTCTTCGCGTCGATGGGTGCGCCGAACTCGTCGATCTCATCGAGCTTCGTCTTCATCTTGGCGCGGGCGATCTCTGCGGTCTTGCCCATGACGGAGAGTTGACGGCGCCGGCCGTCTGGCCAGTACCCGTTGTCGACGACCGCGCGCCAGAGCTGCCGTGACTCGATCCAGTAGAGACCGCCGTCGCCGTTGCCGCGTTTCCGCCCTGGCTTCTTCTTCGCCACGATTGCTCCGATCTAGTGCACACACAGTGCACACACGCAACCATATGTGGTTGCTGGTGGTTGCGCGAGTGCAGAATGGCTCGATCGTTGATTTGACGGGGATCGAGCGGGTGTTTCAGGCGAGTTGCGCTGATCCGAGTGTACTCGGTTCTTTCCGTCCTAAGGAAAGGGTTGGGGGTTCGAGTCCCTCCAGGGGCACTGACGCGTGAAGCCCCTCCGAGGAGGGGCTTCACGCGTCAGTGACGCCGGAGGTCGAGAACCGCTCGGGGCCCCCGCCGCCGGTTCCGACGCGTCGCGGATGCGACGTGGCGGCCGTGCTGGCAGGGCGTCGAGACCCTCCAGGGGCACCCGCGCGTCAGCCACTCTCGCTCTGCGGCATGGTCCTGCGCCGCTGGCTACCGCTCGAACCCCTGCTGGACAGCGAAGCAGAGCTTGAAGAGGCGGTCGCTCGGCGGCAGATCGCGCCAAACTGCTTCTTGGTACTCGACTTCGGCATCGTGGCGTCCGGCGGCGCGAACCTCCGAAGGTGGGCTGAGTGTGGAGTTCTCATCGGTCTCGGTGTCCAGAGCGAGCGCTTCGCGGATCCGGTCTTTGATCGCGGGGGCGTCACATGCTTTCTGCTCGCCGGAAGCGAAGCTCCAGGGCGCGGAGACGGGCGTCTCGGAGCTCAGGGTTGCTGCGGGAGGGGCCGGACTCGCGCATGCGGCGAGGGCCCCAACCGCGGCGCAGATCAGGAGGCCGGACGTGAGCGTTCGGAGAGGTGTGATGCTCAC